CCGTCGATAATTTTGACGATACACTGAATGTCAAATTCTCGACATATGCAGTCCCTATGGCATATAGTTTGTGCTAAAATTTCTTCAACTGTATTTCAATATTTCCATTGACTATAATTATTTTTGATATTATAGTTTTTAATATACGGTTTTTGTTTTGCTTGTCAATGTGTTCCCACACATCGGCAAGCTTTTTTATATTATCGTATACAAATTCTTTCTTCTGTGAGTTATCCGGGCTCTTCATCTCGTTCTGTATTTTTAGTTTTAGCTCATCTATACCGGATTCCGTTTCTTTTATCATCTCCAGAACCGTATCATTTCCCTCAGCATAAAGAACATACAGACGTTTTAGCTTCGTTTTCTCTTTTTGGAGTTGTTTACTCAAAATGTCCAGACAGCTTTCTCTTTCTTTTGGCTTATGCGATGATAAATTGAGGGAAATCTTTAAAATCTCATCTTCAACCTGCTTTTCAATATCTTCTGCCCACTCAAGCGAATTGCTGCAATTCGGATTGTAATTTGGTAAGTACGACATGCCGTTATCCCTTGAATAGCAATAAATTTTATGCTTCCCATGAGTCCACTTCTGATATCTCATCTTGCATCCGCACACTCCGCAATAGCACAGCCCCGTCAAGAGCTGATTCTCGTGATTAACGCAGAAGCTTTTACTTTGCTTACGAGTTTTTCTTAATTCCTGGGCTAATTCGAATACTTTAATATCGAAAATTGGTTCATGTCTTCCCTTATATAGTTTCCCTTTATACGGAATCATGCCAATATTTACAGGGCTGGTAAGAACCTGTCGTGTAACAAACTCACTTTTAAATCCTATCAATTTCTGTATTCGAACATCAGAATAACCGGATATATACAAATTCATAGCTCGCAAAGCCATTTCTTTGCGTTCCGGTATGGGAACTAAGATTCCGTCTTCTTTGCTATATCTATAGCAATAAGGGGTGTTGCCACCTCCCATCCAATATCCCTGTTTCACTCTCTCCAGCATACCACCGCGCATTCTAAGCAGCATAGTATTTTTGTCAAGTTGCGCAAACACTGCCATCATCTGAGTGTATGCTTGCTCCATTGGGCTGTCGTAGCTTACACTATCATGCACGCATCTAAAATCCACCCCATTAGGTATGAATACACGTTCAATTAAGTATATTCCATCGACCATGCTTCTTGATAATCGATCTAGTTTAAACGCTACAACACATTTTAATTTTTTCTTTGAGCAATCATTAATTAAGCGTTGCAATGCTGGACGATTCATATTCGAACCTGTGAAGCCATCATCCTCGTACCAATCAGATATAATCAATTGATTTTTTCTGCAATAATTTTCAATATCTCTTTTCTGACTGTCTAATCCATTTCCCTCTTCGGCCTGTTTTTCTGTTGATACACGCAAATACGCAACACATTCCATGACTATTCCTCCTTTGTGTAGAAATGTGCCGCACATATCATGTTACGACACATTTTACACTACAATATTTTTGCGGTCAACCTAAGCATTCAATTATGATTTTAATAATTTCTTCTGGCAGTTCAATTTGTTCGATGTCAATTTCTTTCCCATCAATCGTAACAATTGCCATATGCTCACCTCTCATTTCACAAAATCAAAAATATTCATCTGTCCTTGTATTTCTTCTATTTCATCTTTTGTAAAAAATTTGCAGGCTGTCCAATTTGGATTCCAGTCAGCATCCAGTTCGTAATTTAAGCATTTGCATCTTTTAGCGTTTTTAAACATCGTGCATTCAAAGCATTGATGTTCATAGTTCGTACCGCCCGAACGCTTGTACATTTCGCTGATTCTTCTCATAGGCTGATGTCCTTCCATAATTCCGGGCATCTGGCAAAGTCATGCTCGCATTCTGCATATATGATGCATTTGTGGCAATCATGCCTACCAATTTGCTTTGCGTATTGTCGTATTACTTTCCTACATATAAGCACCAGTTCTGGCGTGATATCTAACTTTTCGTCTTTGCCCTCCATGCTTTTCTCCTTTTCTTTGTTGCTGCATATTCAAATTTGCCTTCTTTTACGCAATCTCTTGGGTCACATCCTCGACTATGGCCGACCATAAAAATATAATCGCACGGTTGCATTTTCCCTGATGTGCCGTTTGATTTCGGATAGAACTTGCAGTCTGTGCATTGACGATTAGTCAAATTCTGAATTTCTTGTGGCGTCAATTTTCTCCACGGTTTACGCTTGTTTTCCATTTTCACCGCCTTGAATCTTTTTGATAAGTTCCTGTTTCATTGCATCCGCTATGTGTTCCCTGACTGATTCTTCAGGAAAGGGGATTTCTAATGATCGCTCTAAAATTCTGTTTGTAATGCGGTCATCATATTTCAATCGGGAAATAGGATAATTACTGGTGAAAATTGTGGTTTTCTTGTCCACATACCGACCATTGATGATTCCGTAGAATTTTTCATTAATCCAATCTTTCCCAGATTCCGCACCAAAATCGTCAATAATCAAAATATCCGCGTAAGTCAAATCACTAATCAGCTTATTCTCTGCGTTTTTTCCTCGTTCTCCCCATGTTGACTTTATCTCATCAAGAATTTTTAGGGATGTTGTGAATTTTACCGATTTCTGATGTTTTTCTATCATCTCATTTGCCATGCTACATACAAGCCTTGTCTTTCCAGAACCTTTAGTATTTGAATATATGTACAGCCCAATTCCCTGTTTCTGCATCTGTTGGATATTTTCGAGCCAATATTTAACAGCTTTTGCCGCCTGTATGAATATTTCCTTACTTTCTGGAAGTTGATACACGCTGCTTTTCATATTTGAAAATCTGCATTCTTTGTACATATCCGGCATTTCAGCAAATTGCAGCTGGTTCTGCATGATCATCTTCTTTCTGATTCCGCAATGGCATTCTTCACAATATGGAACGCCATTATCGTCCCTTGACCATATCCAACCAGAACCGCCACAATCAGGACAATCAGTCTGCAAATGGAGTATCTGAGATTTTGCTTCCTCCGCATTGATCGAATGGGATAAGCGGTTTGACATGCGCTTGAGCTGTTCTACCGGTTCCATGCTTGATGTCGCCTCCTTTTATAACATTGTAGTTTCCTTCCAAAACTTTTGTAAAATTATTCGGCTTTACGAACCAGTCAAATGTTATCATCCATCCGCGGTTATTCTCTCCTCGCAGAAAATCACTGTAGCGAACGTTGTTGATTGCACTAAGGACTTCATCAATTCCGTATTCACGGATTCGCCCTTTGAGTAACTGACATCTTTTTGATGATGGTTTAATATCGCGTATTGGATTGATGCCAACTTCCTGTAATTTGTTCCATTCTTCGATGACGCGTCGGACATCAGTCTGACAAATAGTATCTAAAGATACTATTAATTTATTATCTTTCTCTTTATCTATATCTATATCTTTATCTAAACCTATATCTTTATCTGCGTGCGTCTTTGTTGCGTCTTTGTTGCGTCTATTGTGCGTCTGACGGTTTGAACGCTCTATTAATTTGGTATCGTCAATAACATTTCCGCTTGCTAATGAATAGCTTCCATTCTCTTTTAAAAGCAACATCCTCTTTTCGTCAATATATGAAGTTTCCGTGTATCTATCTCTTGACAATGTGTTATGCATTCGCCAGTGTTTGATTACTATTACACCGTCTTCAAACGTAAGAACAAACCTTTTTGCAATCAATAATCGCAGATCATCTTCGCTTGCTCCTGTGATTTTCATTATCCTTTTTGGGTTTCCAATAAATCCATCATCGTCAGCCCTCATATTCAAATGGAAATATAAGCATTGCGTTGTTGCCGGCATATCCAAAAATGCGTCACTGTCAACAATTTTCATCGTAAACATTCGTTTCTGTGCCAATTCTAAAATTCCTTTCTCCAATTCCTGGTTTTTCAAAAGTGTTTATTTTAATTCAACTTCCATTCCATTGATTTTCAGTTCTCCATTTACCGGAATTACAAGAGATGGAACACCGTTTATTTCTTTCAGTTCAATCAGAGCAATTTTATCTGGCTGGATGCAGATTGCTGCATCTGGTGTTACAATTTTTGCAGTTTTTGAATTATGAATATTGTCAAGAGCAACGGGTTCATTGCTGAAATACATTTCCCAGTTTTCTTTGAAATCTGACAACTTCTCGTCTGGAACTCCGCAATATTCAAAAATCTGTTCCATTTCATCACATGACACGGTTACCATCTCCGGGCTGTCTTTCTTCTGTTCTCTTACTTCCTGCAAAGATTCAACCAGACTTTCCGCGAAATTGAATGTTGTATTTCCTTCGAAATTGTCCATAATAAAATCTGAAAAGACATTGATCTCGTTGCCGGGTATACGGGGAATTGGTGCGCCAAGAACGTTTTCAATGAAGTCGGGATGAATATTCTTTATGTTTTTGTTGAAATACAAGGTTCCATGAATATCAGTGCTTCTGTCATTAAATACCGGGAATAAGAATCCTGTTTCTGGTCTTGACACTACCCAATCACGAATACGGTCTTTGATGTTATTTTCAGCCACATCATAGCTAAGACCTGCCTTTGAAAGATTCACCGGGCAAATGCTGCACAGAATGTGTTCATAAATTTCTTCTGATGCATCGTGCATTTCGGTTCCATCAGAAGCTTTTCCGGGAATGTCATATACTGCATGAATGAGAACTATGTAGTAATTTTCGTTATAATCGTAATTTTCAATCACTTTGTCGTAGAACTCGTCCAAAAGCTCATCATCTTTAAGTTTACTTGCTCTGATCCGCATAAGAAATTCCTGTGTTCCACCCTCTTTTTCCTGTGCTAATGGAAAATCAAAGTTCATAAGGTTCTTTCCAAGTCTGCCAGACATGGTTTTCTTGAAAATGTCAAAATACTTAAACATTTCTTCCTCTGGAAGAGACAGGAATGCTTCTTTAATTTTGGTTTTCTTGTTCTTTTCTGCGTCCACATAACAACCACAAATGCGTGTGATTGTGCAATTGACTGGAGTAAACTGTTTCTTAATTTCTGCGATTTCTTTCTTATTCATTCTTTTCCATCCTTTCTGCTTATTTCGCTTGTTTCTTCTCAATCCACTTATTAATTTTATCTTCGGAAATCATATACATTTGCTTTAGCATTTCGATGCAGATCAACACATCTGCAATTTCTTTTATCATGTTATCACGGTCGATTTTCCACGTTTTTCCTTACTGATTGCTTGTATAAGTTCCGCACATTCCTCCATGCAGACGGTTGCCTTAATTTCTTCTCCGTAATGGTCAACACTTCTAGCAATAACGCTTTCGTCAATGTTATATGTCATTTTCTTCGCTCCAGTCAATTTTCTGCCCGCATTCAAAACAGTACTTGCTTATTTTTTTACCAATAACAGGTGTTCCGCATTTCGCACATTTTTGAGTGGAAAATATATTGTACGGAAAATCTGGAACATATTCTTCAGGTTTGCATGGAATCTGCTTTTCCAATGCTTTTGCTCCGGAATCACACGCCCATGCTTCCTTGAGATATTTTTTCTGCCATTCATCTTTGTTTTCAGAACTTTCAAGGAAACATAAATGCTGGTCTCTCATATCGGATAATATGTCTTTTGCTTCTTCTGGTTTCATGTTAATCCTCCTTATCGTCCTCCTCAATACTGACAGTTTCCAGATCTTCGAAATCACAACCCATTGCGAATCCGTCAATTATTTTCTTCTTAACTCCAAATACCTCTATCATGTGAGAATTATTTTCCATGATTTTTATTACATCTGACTTTTTAACATATTCAGCCATTCTTCATTTCCTCCAACTGTTTTACTGCTTTTCTATAATCCCTATTCGCAGACCGGAACATCATCAAGAGTATTTCAGATACAGGCCTTGTCCGATTTCTTCGCTTTGCTTTTTTGATGCATGTAAGATCATTTGCTTCTGGTACATATATTCCTACATAATGTGGAATTTCAAGGGATACCGCAGCGCATACATCTGTCGGCATAACTAGGTAGTTATAATCGCCAACAAAATTCAGCCCATGACCAGAGCGAAAATCTTCAGCTGATGATTTAACCTCATAACAATAGCAGTCACCTTTTTCTATTCCGGACACGCTATTATTCACCGGCACGAACCGCATATAATCCACCCTTACCGCATGATCTGTTGAATAATCGAATGTCACTTCCTTAGCCCAATAAATACGTGGATCATTGTGAGGATTGATTTTCTTTTCGATCATTGCTGATAGTTTTGCTGTAATCTCAGGTCTTGTCATTTTGAATCTCCTCCAACTTCTTCTCAGCTTCTTCACGGGTGAGGAACCATGTTTTCCCGTATTCTACGTCAACACAAATAACGTTCGGGGCATGAATACTGTCTTTATCACACTGTACGAACCAACCACTTTGTGAAAATACAATGCTGTAAGCTTTTTGATGATACACTCTGTTATTTGCTTTATATCCATTCAGAACATTTAAATCATAATTCGCTTTGCTCGGAATCTTATAAATATCATCACCGATTTTAACCGGCAATCTCACAAGCAAGCCCTGTTCTTCTAAATCCTCGTAAGATGCCAATCTGTCAACTACAACATATCCATCCTCACCTTCAAAGTATGTCTCTCCACATGCGGTGATTGCTTTTTGCCCGAAATCATCAACATATCGCTTCGTTAATCTCTCCATCTACTTCACCTCTTCCATCTGACTTTCTACATTATCTGCAAGTAACTTCAAGGACTCAATAAATGAGTCCGTCAATGCTGTTCTGCCTGGGTATTTAGCGAATGTTCTGACAAGGTTTACTGCGTCCTTGATTTTTTCTTCATCTTTGACAATTTCGGATGCTTCATACAATGTCTTTTTTTCACCGTTTCTGTAAGTAGCAATCTTGCTGCTGTAAAAATTCAACATGTTTGGAAGTGGAATTTCAATAGGGTTTAAATGGCTTCCTCTCTCCCATGTGAATCCCTGAAGCCTCGCCATTTTCAAAACACTCAAATATTCTTCCTGCGTTCTTACAAATACACTTTTTCCTGTTAAATCAATCATATTTTTCCTCCCTTAATCTTATTGCTCGCTTTACCTCTTTATCAGAATCTCTGACAACTCTACCACTTGCGCATTTTACGCATTTGATTCTCCAACCACCTTTATATCTTTCGAAATGTCCATAACCTGTTGGAACTTTTTTACCGCAACAATAACAAGTTCCTGGATACCTATTTCTTGCCATTTACCTCTCCTTTCTCAATCCATTTCCACCAGAGAACCACATATACTGTTCTTTTAAAAAATAAACCGTAACACTCTTTATGGATTGAATCAAAATTCTCTCGTCCAATTTCCATTGCTCTTTTCCGTGCTTCCTCCAACGTTTTGCACGGATCTTGACACAAAAACCACATGATTATTTCACCTCTCCTGTAATTTCGTTAATATTGTCTTATCCCCATTACCGTTTCGTATTCTTTAACTTGTTTGTCTGTAGCAATTTTTAATTTACTGAGCAAATATTCACCACACCAAGAATCTTTATATCCAGATACCATAACAATAAAATCATCTTCTTTGTCATCAACACATTGATAACATGCTATACTTCCTAAGTTTCCTTTTAAATTCTTCGGATTATTTAAATCAACATTTGTATCTGTAATTACAAATGTTCCAATATCTACTGGGAATGTTATAGTAAAACTCATATTCTACCTCCTATACGAAGTCATGTGTTCACAACTCAGCTTTTTCATGGCTCTCCTGTAATCTCTCTCAAGCAAGCATTCCAACCAACCGCAATAATATCTTTTTGTGATTCTACATTATTAGTCGGAACGATATACTCTTTTTTCTCCGGCAGTGGCTTCAATGGACACCAATCTGGTCTTGATTCACTTTCGTAATCATAATGCTCTTCTGTTATAAGCCTCATGTCACTGTCTAAGCACTCAGCTAACTCACAACACCCCTCATATTCAGAATCGCCGCAGTATTCAGTTCCGAACGGGCAATCGTAACAGTTTTTCGGTGTATCCGTCACTAATGCTGATTTTCTCATTTTTCTCTTTCCTCTTTTCTATAAGAATGCTCCATACTGTGCAGGATTGATAATATCTTCCTTCTCTCTGGTAGCATCTGCGTATCCGAGCCTTCCATTCTTTCTATTTTCTTCTTTTGTAAACATGGTTGAAATGTCTTTGCCTTTATTCATCTGATTCCTCCTGTATCTTAGAAAGTGGTTCAAATCTTCTTTTCTGCTTTACATTTGGATATTTCTTTCTGTCCACATCACTCGTAAACATAGTCAACGGTCTGCACCATGTTACAAATGGGTATGCAAAGCACTTGTAGATCACCATGATTTCATCAGATTCTGTATGTACTGCGATATCGGTGACAATATAGATTCTTCCTTTGAAGTGTTTATATCTTCTTCCGACCATGCTATCTTTTAGCTTCCCTAATGTCCCAACTGATACATTGCTCATTCAGCTCCACCGCCTTCCACGATTTTAACAGCATAGTCTATAGCTCTATTCCATTCCAAGTCCTCATCATTGGAAACAACACGAAATCTGTCCATAAGCGATTCCGTAACTTTTTCCGCATCAAAAGCTGTTGGCTGCTCGTCAATCTTTTCAAGGATCTCTAAATCATCAGAATATGCACAATGTATCGCATGTTTCAATTTATCTGCATCAATTAATCTGCCCATCTTTCATCCTCCCACACTCCCAACAACCGCATCCTCTCATACAGTACAGCGACGGTCTTGCGCCTGTATCCGTAGAAGTCTTTCGGATTCATCGGGATATATCTTTCTTTGCTGATTTTCCTGTAACTTTTCCGGTGTAAGATATTTTCGATAACCATATCCGCTATCACCGTGTTTTTCGGGCAAGCTGACAAGGCAGCACTGGAAAGCAGGTATTCGTGCTCTGCCGGGAAGTCTTTCAGCATCGTATTCAGTTTTTCTATGTCCTCTGCCGGAATACCGTAGTCTTTCAGCTTTTTATTCCTTGTCAGCATACCGTTCTCCTTTCTATTTGTCTGGGTGGTGTTTGTCGTACATGATCGCTGTACATACAAGACCAACCACTCCGACTATGATTTCCAAGTGTAAGCCCTAATAAGAATGTAATCATGGCTCGTCCTCCTTATATGGTTCTGGAAGTGGCATCCAGGCAATAACTTTATACATCTTTGTTCCTCCATGCCCATCTGAATATTTATCCCATTCAAGATACCCATATTTTCTTTCATTCCAGTATCCGGTATCACCAAATTTTAAATAATTCGCAATTCCATAAAGTTTTTCAGGTGTTCCATAGACTTTTTCAAGCGTTACAAGACACTCTTTTTCGTCTTCCGGCAATCTCTCATTGACAGGAATCCAACCATTTTCTTTCTCGTCCTGTTCGATAGCTTCTTGCAACTCATCAATTAATTCCGGATAAGTTACAAATGCATCCCTTTCTTCGAGGATTTGATTGTCAGCTTCAATGTATTTTTTCAGTAATTCTTTTACATGTTTCATACTTCCACCTCGCTATCCTCTGGCATCTGAAACAGGATTGATTTTCTTATCTCATTTCCATAGCCTTTTAATACAGCAATTCCATACGCCACACTTTCTTTTGTATTATAGCTTCCTGTGTATGCTGATCCTGCCAACCCACTGCCAATAATTTCACCGGATTTGTAATCCATGTAAGCCTCCTGAATCATATCCAGTACTTTCATGGCTTTTTCTCTGGTGGAATAATGACCAATTGGGCACACGCAATCCGTTATATTAAACCCTTGTGCACATTCCCAGAATCGTAGCTCTCGTGTATTGTTAAGACTGATCAATCGGCTTTTATCCTGACTTCTGATTAACATTTTGTATCCTCACTTTCTCATATAATTCAAAATATTCTTCAAATGTTTCTGGCAGTTTGATACAATCTGGCTCATAAGGTTTTGGATATACCGTATGTCCGCACTTCGGACATTTGATTTCCGGCGGATAGTATTCAACCCATTCCATATTTCCGCCGCATTTTCTGCAACGAATGTATCTCTCTATTTTCTTTGGTTTCGTTTTGAAAAATGAAGTGTAATTATTATTTTTCATTCTATCCTCCTAACATCTGACAATCTCAATATTGTTATCACTGTAAAATCTGTATGAATCATCTCTGACTTTCTTAACTTCACGTATGATAACTTCCTTCGCTTTACTGACAGCTTCCTCGAAATCCTCTGTTCCGAGATTGTGGTTGTAAATATCCAATGCGCTACAGTTGAGAAACAGTACATTTCCGTAACCGACGTATTTGTGGATAACGATTACTAAAGAATTGTATTTCAAAGCGAAAACGCTTCCGGTTTTGGGCTCTTCGTTATACTTAGCGTTACTTTTGAATTTCATTTTGCGTCCTCACTTTCCCCGTTTTCGTATTATAACCCGGCTTTTTCCAACAATTTACCTATATCGGAAATTTTCGTCTTCTGGTTGTACTCGAAAGAAATTTCGCCGTTTTTGTCGTTCTTGAACATTATCCTGCTTGTTACCGTGCAAGTATTACCAGAAAATTCTATACTTCGAAATCTGGTTGAATAGCTTGTGTATTTTGAAAATGCCTTCAAAACTTTCTGATACGTTTTATACTGCACACCTTCAAGAATTTCGTACCCCAGTTTTTCCTTGTTAATGACCGAAAAAGTTTCGTTATAATAATTGCACAACTTTTTAGAGCCTATTTCCCGGATAACGACGCAATCACTTTTTACCTCATGCACGAAACCGACCATAAATTCATTCGGGAAAATAGTAGTATTCGCCATAACTAGATCACCGGCTTTTAATTCATGCGTGTTAAATATAAACGGTCGAATATAATCTTCTTTCTTTGCCGTACAAGAAGTCAGTCCCGGTATGATCCTTGAAATAATAATCATCAAAATGCGTTCTTTATCTCTCATTTTTCTTATTCCCTTTCCACATGTAAACAACTGACACGCTATTGTGCAGTTAGTACATGATTTTATACTCCCATCTTCTTAACCAGATTCTTATTCAATCCCTCTTAACATCAAGCTTAACTTGCTGTAACAAGGGCAAATTCTTGTGTGATCGTAAATATCTTCCAATAAAACGCAAAACGGAAACAACTGTTTTACTTCATAGATATGTTCTATTCCGTCCTCACCACGTTCTGCGTATTTGATTCTTTTTCCAACACATAGGTCAAATGCATTGGATACGTAGGCTTTTAAACCATAAGATTTTACTTTGCTCATTTTTATCTAAAACCGCCTTTCATCAAAATGTGAACATTTCCTCGTTATCATCACCAGAATCGAAATCTGACGTTTCTTCATAATCAGTTGATTTATTTCTGGACATATTCTTTCCACGTTCGATCAGTTCTGTTCTCTTGCCCTTCGAGATACTTTCTTTCGGCGTTATATTTACTTACCATAGTTACCTCATTTCTTTTAACCTCTGGGTTCAGATCGCGCTCATATGCCAAGGAAGTTGCATGAATCAGTCCAAACCCAGAGGGCGTGCGCATATTTAGTTGTAATTATTTGGGATTTTGTCTGCCAGAACCGGCAGCTTTATCATTTGTAAGATTCTTCATCAAGAAGATTATTGAATTTCTCAAGTGCCTTTATAGACACCTTGTTGTTTGATTTCTCCGGTTTGATTGATACTTCTAAGTGAGTATCAATGATATGCTTTAATTCTCTTGCAAGGGTTGTTTTTCCTTGCTTGATTCCATCTCTATAGCCTTTAGCTGGTTTGAATTCATTAATCTTTTCTTTCCCCTCGCCTTGGCTTCCAGATGTCTTGTTGTATCTGCATTGATAACCTTTCTTTGTATATTCCAGAATCCAGAACTGCTCCATTTTATCAAGCTGTTCTACCGGATAATGAATGAAATTAATTTTCCATCCAAAAGGATTATCTTCACTGTAGAATCCTCTTTTCTTTATGGACAAGTCAATGTGCTGATATCCAGTGAGATGTGAACACATCCTCTGAATTATATGTACTGCTTGCCCGATATAAAAGAATGAGATTCCGTTTTCATCTACTCTGGTTAAGAAATAAATACCGCTTTTGTTATCTAAATCCGGATTAACTTTTAAAAGCCTTTTCTTGTTACTCACTTCGATAGCCTTGGCCTGACGAAATTTTTTATAATCCACTAGGCATCACTCCTTTTCAATCTGGTCAATGAGTTTCTTACACTCATCTTTGACATAAGCAAGTGAACAGATTTTGAAATCCGTTTCGAAGCCGAAATCTTTGCTCGACTCTCTCCAGAAGTTTTCCATTGTATGAAAAAGTCTTTTAAAGTCTGGGTCATCTCCAAAATACTGTTTTGCTGCGTCAACATCATACCCGTCAAAGCAATGACCGCAATCAAATCCAATCCACCATGTATTGTCATCATTGCATTCATATAAATATGGTTCTGCGTAAGTAACTCCACCATGGCATTTAAGATGACTTAACTTATCAACATCCTTCTTTGCTAACTTATGGTTGTAAGGTACTCCAACATATCCGCATCTGTATGCTCCAGGCATAAACAGAACTACATATGGATAACCTTTGTATGTAGATTTTGTTTCTAAAACTGGTTTCATTTCATCACTCCTTAATTAAACGGAAGTTCGTCATCCATAATTGACGGCATATCCATGAATCCACTTGTGTCCTGTTCTGGATTTGGAACTGGTGGCTGCGACTGTTCTTCTGGCTGGTTCTTCTTGCTTTCCGCAAACTCATGTGTTTCCACAAGGCAATCATTTGTGTAGACTTTCTTTCCGTCCTTGTCAGTGTAATTTCCAGTCTGCCATGAGCCGACAATCGCAATTTTCATGCCTTTATGCAAGTACTTTTCGGCAAACTCACCATTTTTTCCAAGTGCAACGCAATTTATGAAGTCTGATGTACGTTCATTGTTTTTGCGATACTGTCTCTCAACTGCAAGTGTGTATCTGGCAATTGTTATATTGTTTGTTCCCATTCGTATTTCTGGGTCTTTTACCAAACGTCCGATCAAAATTACTTTATTCATGTTTGTTCTCCTTGTACGGTTCTGGCATAGCTGGCAAAGGCATCCATGCAATTACTTTCAATTTTTCGAAACCGTCTGTAAAATATTCTCCATTCCACATTGCTCTGAATGGAATTGTTCCTTTTTCGGTAGCAATCAAATATATGTCTCCTTTAAAATTATGATTAGGTTTTGGTTCCGGCGGCAGTTTCATATCTACCGGAATCCAGTTTTCACTCAAGTTGTAAGAAGCAATCAGTTCTTCAACTTTTTCTAGTGCATCATTCCAACCTTTATTGTACTTGCAATTCAAATATGGCTCTGCTATTTCCCCGTACTGTGTCTGTTTTTTAAGCTTATCAATCACTTTCAAAAAGATTTTCATTCTCATCCTCCTCATAATCATTACAATAAAGCGAACCATAGTCCCATGCCAGTATGCAACCTCTACGGTATTTGCATTTGTCGCAATCAGTCATTTCCATGATTTTCTCCTTTCAAAACGGGCATAAATTCAAGTCAACTTCCAGTCCAGCCCGCCCAATCTGAACCAGAACATTGTCTCCTGCGACTTCCTGTATTTCTTTCTGTATTTTACAGGCATCAGATGCCTGACCACTTAAATGTACCAGTGTTACCGTCCGAAGCGATTCTGTGCGATTTTGCTTAATGAATTGCTTGCAAGTTGACAAAGAGCAATGTCCTTTTAATCTATGACTGTAGTTAGCTTCTGTTTTGTCCACCAATTCTTCACAGTAGTTGCATTCAATTACCAGATGATGTATGTTCATTTTCTGGAAATTATATTTACTGTACTCAAAATCAGTAATATACAGAAGCTTCCCCATTTCATTGTGCTCCACCAGATATCCGTAGTTCGAGCAAGGTACAAGCTGATTTGCTTCCTTATCGTATGTTGTATGCGGCAATTCAAATGGAATCACGTTAAACGAACCAACTCTAAATGGATGCCTTTCTGGAACACCTTTCATTAATTCGCCTGTTCGGATGTTCATGTTCTCAACTGTCTCGTCATTGGTGTAAATCTGAATGCCTGCATTCATTATTTCCTTGAATGACTTTGTATGGTCACCCGTGTTCATGAGAAAGAAGTACTGCATCAATATTGCTTATCTGGTAATCAATCCATCTGAGGATTTTCTTGTAGTTGCATCCGCAGTCAAGAAGAACAATCTCGCCTGTACTTGACTGCAAAGCGTAACAATTTCCTTTAGTACTTCCTGTTGAAATTACTCGCATGAACAAATTTGAATCACCTACCTTTCATTATTTACGCATCATTAACTCTTCCAATATTTCATCCGCCTGTTTGATTGTTTCTTGCATATCATCATACGAATACGGTATTTCATGGTTTCCTTCCAGTTTTTCCAATCTTGCATATGGAGTTGAAATCAAGCAATCTCTAAGCAATTTAAAATCTTTTAACGTCATTTGAATGTCGATTAGCGCATCCCAGTTGATTGTTTTTTCTAACACTTTCATACTTCATCACTCTTTCTTAAAACCCCATAACTTTCTAAAATATCTCGGCAACTCTTAATCAATAAATATTTTTCAGATGACTCAAATTTTATTCCGGCTTCTCTAAAACCTGATTTCAAATCATTGTTGTCTGCTGTTGCCAAGCATAATCTAACAATATCTAATTCCTTTAAAGTCATCTCAATTCTAATGCTTTGGTTCAAGTCTGTTTCTTTTAATTCTCTCATACTTCATCATCCTCTGGAAATCGGAACACAATGTTTGCCGGTTCAAATTTCATATCTGGACTGTTAACCATGGTTTTGATGATTCCAAAACCTCTTGCAGCCATTTTTATGCATTCCTCGTAATCGTCATCGCTCATTTCAACGTTTTGCGCAAAAAACATTCCTGCATACACTTTATGCAACGCTTTCATAGCTTTTTGGGCTTTTTCATTTGTCGAATAACGAGCCATAATTGTTCCTTTTTCACCAACTATCGGCACATATGCTATTATGATATTTCCTATTCTACTTAATGCTGCAATTTCATAAGGAACATCAAATTCCCCGTTCTGACTTACTAATCTCATTTCATTCTCCTTTCAATTTCTAAATCCATACTATGACATAGTTTGGTGCAATTTCCATGAAGCATATGATTCTTGCATGCTCCGTATTTTTCATGAAATTTTTCTATCGACATCTTCCCGTCATTCACTACCCGTACCCATCTTCGGATTTTTCTCTGTGTTTTTCTTTTCTTATCACCACGCAATTTTCTGATATATTTTCCTTCATCAGTCACGTAATGGTGAAAGCCCAGATAACACAATCCCATGCGAAATGGTACAATTTGTGATTTAGGGTTTAGCTCCAATCCAAGTCTTTCAATCATCATTCGGATTGCTTCAAGAATTTCTCTGGCATCTTCTTTCGTTTTACAAATCACATAAAAATCATCGTTGTATCGTCCGTAATATGGATTTCCAAATTCAATCGTTATCATCTGATCCAGTGAATGTAAAAGCAACAATGCGTACTTTTGATTTACCTGATTTCCTAATGGAAGCCCGGGATTACCTGTACTGTCAATAAACAAATGGTTCAACCAGACTGTAAAATCATCATCAAAGTAATAATCCAAAACATCTTTCATGATTTCATGGTCTATGCAATAAAAGTATTTGTGAATATCACATTTTACAATCCAACTATTCATTCCATTTCTTTTATAGAAATCCAACATTTGATTTCTTAACCCGTCCATTGCCATGTGTTGTCCTTTTCCTTGCTGTCCGGCAGTGTTCCATTTAATCAGGATATTTTCAAGTTTCGGTGTCAGAATGTAATCAGAAAAGCATCTCTGCACTACTTTGTCCTTAAATGCACATGATTCTATCGTGCGCTCTTTTGGCTCATGAATTTGAAATTTATTATACGGATTTATGGTATACGTTTGGCTTTCCAATTGTTCCTTCAAGAGATGAATGCCTTCAAGAGACAAATTAGAAAATCTTGCAGTACCTGAATTAAATTTCTTACCGCTCTTAACCTTCTTGTAAGAACGATATAAATTTTCAAAATTTGTAACAATTTCTTTTTCCATTTATTTTGTTCCTTTGTATTTATCCGTTGCGGAAAGGTTATGCATTTGCTTGTATCTTTACTGATTTCAGCTTTACGCTTACTCTGTCTGCCTGTGATACAGGTTGGGCGAACACCATTTTCGTTGTTGTAATTGTTGTTGTTGATATTGCCCGAAGGGGAAACAATAGTATTCGCAGTGCATAACCTGTGAAAATTATCTTTTCCTGTCTTTTGTTCTCCATGAAATAGTCATATACTTTATATCTTTTACCATTTGCGACCATGCTTCCATTCCACCGGAATTGATAATTCCTAATTCATATGAAAGTTCTATAAAGTACATCAACTCATCACAATGAGTAATGGCTTTTGTTTGAAGTTCTAATCGTTCTCCTTTATAATCTTTCAGATCAGTTCGGTTGGCTTCAAATAGTGACTCATAAATTTCCAATGCTTTATTTTGCATTTTATCTACAAGTGAAAACCTATATTTTTTCGGGTATCGTCTGGCATTGCTCGTAACTATTAATGTATGCTTTGCAAGCTGCTTGGCCTTTGTTATTACCTTTAAATCTTCATTTGCCATCAATCATCATTCCCCGATTCAAAGATTGAAGAAGAAAAGATACAAACTGGGCGAACACCATTACCGCTGCTGCAACCGCTGCCGCTGACATCGCCCGAAGGGGAAACAACGGCAAGTGTTGTACTGTAATCATTTGCTGGTGTACTCCATGGAGTAATCAACCACCACCATTTACCCATATTTGGAAGGAATTTTCTGTATTTTCGGTATTCGTCCATCGTCAAAATCGAAATCTTATCTTTACAATGTCCATATTCTGTCTGACCGTCCAAAGAAAGCAAATCTCGATCAAACTCAATAACTGCATCTTCTCCAAACTCGTCAGTAATTTTTTTAAGAAAACGAGTATTTAACTCATTTCTCAGTTTACTCAAAATCCAGTTATTTGAAGCTAAATCAAATGTTCTTTCTTTTCCATCAAATCCATTCAAAATGGCAAAATATCCTTTTTCTGTCTTATCCAGAATCAGCCATTCCATACCAGCAAGTTCAATAGCTTTTCCGATTTCCGGCTTTCCGATGTGCTTTTTCTTGAATTCTGCGAACTCTTTACTTAATCTGGATAATTCATCCTCAAAATATTTCAGATTTTTCTTCATAATCATTCCTCCACCTTAGATACAAAGATATTAGATTTTAAGATACAAACTGGGCGAACACCATTCTCGCCGAAGCAACCGTAGTTGCCGACATCGCCCGAAGGGGAAACAATAGTAATATTTTTTTTCCATCCACGTTCTTCCGTTGACCATGGCGATAATATCCAATACCAGTCGTTCAGATCATTGTTCGGTGTAATATCTGTGTATTCTCGTGCTTCATCAAATGTAATTGGACGGATTTTACAATCAACAGTCCCCAATTTCTGTCCATCCGCAGTGATAATATCTGCTGTGTGTGTTTCGACATTTTCTGCCCCGAATTCTTCTTCGAAGTCTTTCAGAATTTCAGTGTCACACAGTTTCTTTACGTTTGATGTTTTGTAATCTGAGGTATCACCAAACTCTACATTTTCTTTCACCAGATCAAGCGAAATAATTTTTGTTGTATCTCCATACTGTTCCAGAACCTTGTATTTACGCTTTCCAGTGGTCTGAAATACTTCTCCACGTTTCAGTGTTGACAATGCAACATTTCCGGTTTTTTCCTGCTTTTCCAGAAGTTCAACCAGTTCCTTTGCTTTCTGCAAAATTTCTTTATTGTTCATTCCTATTACCTCCGAAAAATACTTCTCTCATATCTACTGATGCATACTTCTTATGCATAAGCTTCTTATTTTTTCTTGCTCCGTTCGGATTATTACAAACAAAATCTCTGCATATCTCAGGTCTCACTTGATATATAAGAAATTTTTCTTTTTCTTTGGAATCATCCAGGAACGGGCAAGTAAGGTCAAAAGCTACAACCGAAGGATAATTATGTTTCTGCTCAGTGATATGATGCTTCTTTACGTAACGTTTGATTTCTTTAATTTCTTTACTGGATATTGGCAAGTAGTTGCTACAACATTGTCCGCAACCACTGCATTTACCGTCCTTTGTGAAGTCAAATACTCCACATTTCATATCTTTCATAACTTCTTCTAACGTCCCGATCATGCTATCACCTCGTAAGTTGAACAAGAATGTTCATAACAAGTGATACTGCCGAGGCTATGAACAATGGTCGGGTCTTATCCTTTGCGACCGCATAAATTATTGCGCCTAACAATGGTAAGAATGAGATATAAAGCAATGACTCAAACACTGAATGAATTATTGACATATCTTATTCCTCCTGTTTCATAAAATCTGGAATCTCTGGTTCTTTACCTGCTGCCGGAACTGGTTCCTTCTCAGCTGGCTGTACGGCTTCTGCAACTGTTGGCTGTTTTGGCTGTTCTTCGATTGCCATTGGTTCTGGAATGAATTCCTCTTTATTGGCATTCTGTTCGATCTCTTCCTGTACTTCCCTGTATGTAGCGTCCATCGTGTTATATTCATATGCCTGTACCGGATTATCCCATTTCTTAGGAATAGACTTCATAATGTTGTTACGCATTTTACGAACAATCATAGATTCTCTCGACTGCGTTTCGTAATAAGACGGTGAAATATATGGTCTTAATTCCTCACAATCAATAATTGCTTCCAGTTCCCCAATATCAGCAACCTTTTTCATGATTTCTTTTTTCTTTGCTTCAATCTGAGTTTTCTGTGCATCTGTAGCTTTGTATCTGTCTGCACAAATACCGAATGTTTCATTCTGAAGATTGTTCTTAATATGTGCTGCAAGATTCTTCAGTACGTCTGCTCTTTCGCATGAAAGGTATTCAACGTGACCATCTTTGTACTGAATTGGATATACCACGCGAACAACTTTTCCAATTCCAGATTCTTCCCATTCCGGCGGTGTGATTTCTACACCTCTGTGTCTTGGTGGGATATACTTGTCACCCTCTCTTACTTTCCAATATGGAAATACTTTAGCCACATTGACACCATATCTACTTACAAGAGCATCGTTTCCGTCGCCCTCAATCGCAAATTCGATTTTCTTCTCCCACTGAGGTTTCTGCCCTTTTGCCGCTATGTTTACGTTTCTGATCTGGAAATAACATTCTCTCGGCTGTGCATTTGCGTTCAGCTTTAATGCTGCGACTTTACTCAGGATAAATTTAAGATTAGAACCGTTGATTGCTTCAAAACTCACACCGCTTTCATGTACCATCTGGAAAATAGATCCCATTGCTGCTACTACACAATCTTTTGAATATGAATCAAATTCCATTCCTCTTGAAGTCAAATCTCTTTCCATTAAATCGACATACCGATTTGTGTAGTAGGAAAGCTGTGTGTTAAAATTTGCTACCTGTGTGTTTTCTGCCATTTTAATTCTCCTTTTCTTTTATTAATTAACTCATTTTTTGTTTGCATTTCTGTTCAGTTCTGCACTTCGCCAAAGCAAATCATAACCGAGCTACGCTCTGCCTATCCTTTGCTCATCTTCTCTACTCAGCACCATTGCTATACTTTACTTTTCTATTCCGTGCTTCGCCTATACGTATCTTTGCCCTGCCCTACTTCGCCAATGCGTTACATTTCTTTACAACACATTGCTCTGCTGCGCTTTTCCGCTACCTCACTATGCGAAACCTCTCTTTACTTTGCCAAAACGTATCAACTCTTTTCAATTCCATAACTTTGCCCTTCTGCACCTCTCAGTACCACTCCGATACATTACTTTGCTACGCTTCGCCGAAGCAAATCATTACCCAGCAATTCTGCGCCTTTGCTTTGCCTATCATAACTACATTCAGCCATGCCGTAGCTTATTTTGTGATTTCAGTCCATTTGAAACGGCCTTTGCCTGAGTTTCGCCACTGACCAATGCCGTTAAACTCTCCATAATCAAGCCAGTCAATTACATATTTCATGAGTGAATCATCAAGTACTTTGATTGTGAATTCTACTGTTGATCCTGCCGGCACAGTTTCGCTGTCTGCCAAAGAGATTCTTTCGCCCTGTGCTGTCTGCGCTCTCAGTGGTCTCTGACAATCAGAAAGTTCTGTACCTTCTGGAAGAACAAACGGAATTTTGCGTTCGTTTACAAATACCAGTAAGTCAATTTTTTTCTTATAAGCTGCAAGTTTCTTTGCTCCGCCGATATAGGAACCGGCCTGTGCAGCTGACTTAAAGAATCCTCTGATCTGGTAGTCCCAAAGGAACGGATTGCCGTTATCATCTTTCGGAAATACTGTTCGACCTTTTTCAATAACTTCTTCAACTCCTAAAGCTTCAACTTCCTGTTCTCTGGAAGGTGCATCTGGTGCTTTTGATGCAATGAATTTCTCGTGAATATCTTTTTCTGCATTTGCGGTTCCCAGAACTTCCTCTAAAAATGTTAATCTGACTTTTAATTCTTTCATCTCGTATTCCTCCGATTTTTATATTTTGCTTAATGCTTTGCTTGTCACAGCCGTGCGTTTCCGTTGCTGTTCTTTGCCTCTCAGAGCCGTGCCGTTGCATCTCAAATCAGTGCTTAGCTATGCCTTTGCTTTACTCGGCTATTCTATTCTCAACGTTTCCATTGCATTTCATTTCTTCACGCTGCAGTTCAATGCCTGTCTATTCCGTGGCATTTCATATCTGTTCTATGCATATCCCTTGCTTCGCTTCTCATTGCTTCGCTTTGCCGTTGCAAAGCTAACTATGCTAATCCTATTGCGTTTTAATCGCAATAACTTCTATTACAGAACGGGCAACTCGTAATCAACTGCCCTGCTGCACTTTCTACTGAGATGCCCTGTGTGTCATATCCGGTACGTGTCCGTCCTTTCTCGGAATAGATATTCTGGTGGCAAGACCAACAGATACCATTGCCCGGTGCAAAACGTGGCAATATCTTTGTTTTACAATACCAATCCTGTGCTTTGATTGCTTCTGGAATGTTATATGTAGTTGTCGCCATATTAAATTCCCTCCACTTTTAATTCATCGTCGGAAACTTTAAGTAGAATCATCTGTCTGCCTGTATCTGGTATTCTGTCAGCATTCACACTTTCAACATCATCAACCCAAATTGGCAAGTTTAAGCCGTTCAATTCCTGCAATCCAGTCACGAGGTCAATATTGCATAGAATCTGATCGGAGTGATTCAATCCATCAAAATATCCGATTCCGTCACAAATCATTTTACAAACTTCCACCGGCTCACCGTCCTGCGTATAGTCCAAAAATTGAAACTGAAAGTGCTTGAAAAGTGGATTGATAGCTTCTGCCAGTGCCTGATTTTTTTTGATGGAAAATTCTTTCAACATGTCAAGTTTCTGCTGAATATCGGAATCTTCCTGACCTAACTCTTTCTGTTCTGTGTTCAGCTGTTCAAGTGTTTCTGTCTGTTTCTGAACTGCCTGTTTTGCCATCTCAATTTTTATTTCGATTCCTGTAAGTTCCTTTTCAGCAGACATTCTTTCTGCCTGAACTGCTGCCTTTTCCTCAGAATTATTAGTCAGTCCGTCAAGCTGTTCCTGTTTCTTCTGGATTTCTGCTACAACTGCCTGATACTCTTCATTTCCAGACATATCTGGCTCTGCCGGAAGCTTCTCTAATTCCTGATTTTTCTGCGCAATCTCAGATGCCAGAGTGGAAATATTTTTCTTTGTCTGCTCAATCTGCGATTCGATGTCTTTGCGCTTTTCCTCAACTTCTTTTCTTCTGGCTACTTCGGAATTGCCTTCTTCTGTAATGTCTTTAAGTTTCTGCTGTTTGTCTGCTTTAAACTGCTCTTTTTTCGCAAACTCTGCATGGATTCTTTCCTGTTTCTTCTGTTCAAATTCAGTTTTAAGACGTTCAACCTGTTCCTCCGGAAGTGCCTGTCCGCAGGTCGGGCAAATAGCTGATTCAGGATCAAATTTTTCATTCTGTATTGCATTTAAAGCTGTTTCATCAAATGTGGACGCATACGTCTGTTTATATTTCTCCTGCAAAACCGTAATTCTCTGCTGAATTCGTTCTGGTTTCTCAGCGGTCGCAAGGAAATTTCCCAGAATTCGGAGATTTTCTTCTTCATGTTTCTGCTTGAATCGCCTGTCATTTAATAAGGAAACGATTTTTCTCTTTTCTTCCTGTAATGCTTCTGCTGCATTTGAAATGATCGCATCTCTGGATTTCTTGAGACCTGTAATCTCGTAGCAGAGCTCGTCATATGTTTTATTGGTTTCATTTAGCAGCTTTTCTTTTTCAAGAAGACCATTCAGTTTATCCAGCACGGCATTCTTCTTTTCTTCAAGAATGGTAAAATCTGGTGTTCCCTGTTTCTTTACGGTATCAATTTCAACCTTTTTGGCATCAATTTTCTTCTGGAAGTCTTTTTTGTCTCTATTGAGTTTTTTCACAACTTCCTCGACAGAATGATTCTTGATGATTTCCGAAACTTCTGGATTGTCCTGTAATACTTTATCCGCATTGAACCCTGCCATCTTTTCAAGCATTACTCTGGCACTTGCTGTTGATTTTCGAAGTTCATTAAGGAATACTCTGGCATTACTACACATCATAATGGTTTCTGAGTCTGATATTCCTTTTAAAAATTCCTTATACTTCGTCTGGTTGTAATCAAACCCATCAACCTGATATTTTGTGGTACTGGAAGATTTACCTTTCTTCGTTTCCTTACGGATCACGGTTTCCTCTCCATCAATCAGAAGTGTGAGTTCTCTTGATACGACACCCTCAACTTCTTCTCCGTCTTCTTTTCTTCTGACATTATTCGGAGATGTACCGTCTGCAAGCTTTCCGGTCAGTGTATCAAAATATGCGTCCATCAACGTTGTTTTACCCTGACGGTTCCTACCGGACACCATCGTTCGTGGTGCAAACTGATACTCCGCAGACTCAAACTTCTTGTAGTTTTCAATGTTAAGCTGTTTCAATTCTACTGTTTTCATACTGTTTTATCCTCCACCCAATAAGCCGACACTTCATAGGCTGTTTTCTTCTCGACCTGATTTCCGACTTTTTTGTTGTACTCTCTGCTCTGGATTCTTCCCTGTAAAATAATATGTGTGCCAGTTCCGCAGGTTCCCATGTATCTTGCATTTCTGCCCCAGCAGATGCATGGTATGCAATCAGATATGCCGTATGATCTATTTACCGCCAGAAGTACATCTGCAATCTCTCTTCCATTAGGTGTTGTTCTGTATACTGGTTTCTTGCAAGTAAAACCATCCAGAAGAATCTGATTAACTGGAAGTGCGTCTTTGTCCATGAATTTTGCTTCTCTTGCGAACACAAAAAGAAGTAATCTACTGTGATTTTCTTCGTGCTTATTGAACGATCTGAACTGCCCTTGAATTTCCATCATTTCTCCTGTATAGTTCTGCTTCACATCAATGAGTCTCTCAGAAACTACAACCGGAAGAACATCTTTCGTTCCGCTAAATCGTTCTACGCTAAGTTCGAATCGGTAAAATTTTTCACCATATACTTCATGGCTAAATTCAAATTCTGTTTTAATTTCTCCAACCAGTGTTACCTGATTGTTTTCCAAAAGCTTATTCAATTCCGTTTACCCACCTTTCTATCTGCATTAAAATAGGAAGGGATACCATTGAAGATGCCATTGCACTTATGCAGAGCAACTCAAGTACATCCATTTTCGTCATCCACCAGAGCAATAATGCAATCGTGGAAAATGTTCCCACCTGTGCCATCACTCCGATAAAATACATTCTTTTCCTCATATCCCTCACTTCTTTCTTTTAGTTGCTGCTGCTGCAAGTAAAGCTACTGATAGTGCTACAACTGCGACTTCCAGACGTTTTGTTTTTGCCACCTGATCTGCGATGATTTCGCTTGCAAGACTCTGGTTTTTAGTTACGTTTTCGGTGTGTTTTGTGATTTTAGACATAAAAAATGCCCTCCTGGTATAAATTTTCTTTTCAAATACAGGAAGGTGTGCTATACTTATCCTGTATTTAACTTACCCTAATTAAGTTAGATACGTGCTCCGGTAGGTGTTGCGTCACCTCCGGGGCGTTTCACTCTTCTTTCTTATCGTAATCCCCTTCGAAATATTTAATCCCCATGATCGCAGCTACATACTTTTTATCAATGAATGTGCTATCATTAGCATTTAAAACCGCTTCCAAAGCTGTAAGCCTGCCGGCTAGTAAAGCAAATTCTTCTTCGAGAGTTTCTGCTTCGTAAGTGTTTTTATTCATCCTTTGCCCCTCCCCAGATTGACGACAATGCTAATCCCATAAGTTTTCCAAGTACTTCCGCTCGCATATTGGAAAGTTCCTTGTCAAGCTTATCTTCCGTCCAGAACCCAACGTCTACAGCCTTTCTGATAAGTTTATCTCCTGTTTCCTTTGGAATATCTTCTTCCTCAAAAGTCTCTCTCAACAATTTAATAATCATTGACAAATCAGTCATTAAAACTGTTGTACTTCCCTTTACCTCAACTGCTCCATCTTTACTTTTAATCATTCTCTTTTCCTCCTTCAAAAATCTTTCTCCCCAATATTAATTCCGCAAACGTTCTAAGCGTTTCTGTCCTTAATCTGTCAAGTTCTTCTTGTATTTTTTCGTCTGTCCACAACCCCATCTGAGCTGATTCAGAAACAAGTTCATCGGCTTTTTCCTTGGAATATCCTTCTTTCACAAGGAAAACTCTTAGTCCCCTGCATATTGCGGTTAATTCAGAAAGCAACTTATTTGCATCTTCTTCTAATTCAACTTTCCCGCCTTCACATTTGATCATTCTATTTTTCCTCCATTTCTCTTTTCAGTGTTTCGTACAGTTCCTTGTGAATCGGAGAATCTTCTGGAATCTCGCGAATTATTTCAATAATTTTGTCTTTTTTCTCCTGTAATGTCATATTCATAAACTCATTTATTTCTTCTTTTTTCATACTGACTTCCTTTCTGTGGTATAATCTCCCTCGAAGGGAGGTGTGTATTATGGATAAAGAACAAATAGTTCATGATTTAGCAATTACTTATGCAAAGTCTAAATTAAATGAATACGTTCTTGACAGAAGAGAAGCTCCATTGGCTGGAAATACTTCTATGTCAAATGACGAAATTCAATATTTAAAACGTGCATATGATTTTGCTATTCAGAATCTTTCGGATTAAACGCTCGTTTCCCGTATAAAGCGTTTTGAATTCCATCGGTAACGCATTCGGCAATTGTCTTCCTGTCAATATTTGCCGTGTGCGTTACTTTTTTCGTTCTCGTAGGTGCAACTTCTTCTCGAATGGCTTTAAGTTCTTCCAAAATCTGCTTGAGTAATGCATTTGTTTCTTCCAACATATCATTTCCTTTCTGTGGTATAAGATTGACTCATCTTCTTATCTTTCCGAACTTCCGTTCATAAATATCATCACCAGAATCATCACTTTCGTTATCACGCATCATTTCAGATGGCAATAAGCCTAAAACTTTCATAAGAACAAGCATGTTAAAAACAGGAATATCTTTCCTATCGTTTGCCCACAGCAGATTCAAATTACACATATCTTGGAATTGTTCATCAGATAATTTAATACCCACATATTCAAATCCTTTCTGTGAAGTATCTACTTTGTATGGTTTTACCTTCTTTCTTTTTCTGAATCTGAATATTAAATTTTTCATGCAAAATCCTTTCTATTGAGTTTTCTTTCTTCTTCCCTACATTGTCATCTGGTTATTTTCCTGCTCAATCATTGGAACAATGCCTTTGTCTTTAAGCATGTTGTAAAGAAAAATTCTACCCTTCTGTTTCCATTTGGTGTTCATCTTCACATCACGTCTTCCATCTGATCTGACGATATCTACAGTTTCTGAATGTGTGTACCCATTCTTTGAATACTTGTCATACAACAACCACTGACCACTCTGCTTGTACTGGATCCCCAAGTCGTGCAAGATATCATTCATCTTTTTGCCAGACATTCCGTAATCCTTTGCAATCTGGGTGATTGTTACCAGTCCTGGATTCTTTAAGATTTCATCGTAGTAATCGGCTTTCGGTTTAAGTTCTCCGATTATCTGATTCTTGACGCTAATCTGCTGTCTCTGTTCTTCGATAAGCTGGTCTCTTTCTGCAATTTTCTTTTGTGCTACAAGAATTGCTTTTGCCATCAACTCATCATCAGAGAGTGTTTCCTGTCCGACAATGTAACCACCGTTCGTTCGGATAGATGGAACAACTTCATCAAATACCCATGATTCAAATTTCTCTGCTGACGGAAGTTTACTCCGAGTAGTGAGGCGGTATATATCTCCTTCTGGAATGACTTTTAATTCCTGCTCTCCTCCGTCAGTAAGGCATCGGTGCTTTACCGACCCCTTGCAATGTGCCGTAACTGCATCTGCCGGTCTTTTGTATCCCAGTGCTCTTGCCACATCATTTGCTACGAAATATAGCTTTCCGTTAATTTCTACTGTCCGTATTTGGCCGAAATCTTTTGAGTTAAAAATCTGTAAACAGTCCATTTATTTCCTTTCCATGCCTCCGCCTTTTTTCTGGGGATTGCTCTCAACAGTATCAGCAACTCCATTCATATATCCCAAAATATAATGTTTCTTATCTTCTGGAAGTTTATTGATTCTTGTTGTTACATCTCTAATGAGCTGTCGCTTTTCCTCTGACATTTGTTCACCTCCCATAGTTAATTACGTTGTAAATGTATATTATCACGTTTGTAACGCATTGTCAACGTATTTTTAAATATTTTTACGTTGACAACGTAATTATAAAATGTTATACTTTTATCATAAAATAATGAAAGGAGGTTTATAAAATGGATGAGCGATTGAAAGAGTTGCGTAAGTATTTAGGACTTTCAAGAGAAGATTTCGCTAAAAAACTCGGATTAAAAAGTCGCGGAAAAATCGAAAACATAGAGCTTGGAAGAACAAATCCCGACGAAGATTTTTTGAAGCTGATTTGTAATACTTACAATGTTTCCTATGACTGGCTCGTGAACGGAACTGGAAGCATGTTCCGAGACGACGATAGCGATGCGCAGGCTATCGTAGATTCAGTTATGACCGGCGACAACGACTTTGCAAAGAAAATCCTTGTGAAGTTTGCCAAGCTCAGCGATGAACATTGGAAGCAACTCGAAGAAATCCTTAACGAACTGGAAAATAATTAAAAAAAGAAAGACCGGGGAATAAAAAATCTCTGGTCTTTCTTTATATTCTCCTATATTATTTCTGTCGCCAATGGTATAATATATTCATATTCAAATACTAAGGAGGAATTACAAATGAAGAAGAAACTATTAGTGACAATCTGTTCTTTTACTATTTTAGGGGTTCCCATTCCAGTTTATGCCGGGGGTGTTACTGGTGTTGAAGTAAAGAAAGATGATTCTGAAAAATATGGCACAATCAGTGATTTCGATTATGATATCGAAGGAAGCACTGTGAAATTACATGGATATGATGGAAAATGCAAGGTTTTAGAAATTCTTCCGACATACAATATTGACGGAACAGACTATGCAACAGATTTATCGGATTTTCAGGTTGGAATCGGAAATTCGTATGTTGAATCCATCATTTTCCAAGAAGGAATAACTGAGATATATGACGCTATTTTTAATTCCTGTGATGTTCAAAAAGTATTTTTCCCAAAAAGCATGGAGAATGTAACCGACAAAGCATTGTCTTATTTAAGTCCTAAAGAAAATGGCGATCTTATTCAGATTTACTACGCTGGAACACAGGACGATTGGGGAAATATTTTTGCGGAATATAAAAGAACAAAAGTTGAAGATTCTGAATTTGGAGAGGAAATGGGCGAATCAATTGCCGATAAGCTGAATGAAATGATGGGTTCTAAGTATGATAGTTCCGAATTTGAATATTATTTCTCTGCTTCTCCAGATGATTTAAAAACAGAATAATTAGAATGCCGCACCTATTTTCATGGGTGCGGCAATTTTTAGTTACTTTTCTTTCAAGTATAAATACTCTAACAATTTATATACTCTTTTAAAAGTATTTTCTGTTTTAACTTTATCCAGCAATTCAATAATTTTTTCTTTGTAATCCATAGTAGCCCTCCCAATCGAAACTTTACTACAGTATATGTCTGGACAGTAGAAAATATGCATTCGAACATTTATTTTTATCATATTTTCCGCAGATCCAATGAAACAGGACACATGGATTAATATTCGCCCTTGCAAACTGCCAGAGATAGACTGGAATATTTATGATCGCATAGAAATTATTTGTGTAGTCAAAGATAAAATCTGATTTGTGCGGTGAAATGTAGAATTTGAGCGTAGATTTAGACGCCGGTTTCAAAACCGCACTCATAGTAAGCGTTGAATGCTTGTGCATAGTTTGGGTTGAGTATATACCAAAATCCTTATTGGCATAGTCTTTCACGCACATTGGCAAGTGAATTATGTAGTTGGCAAAGAGAATTACTCCTGCTGCGATCAGCAATTTCTTAATCTTCCTCATAATATATACCTCTTTAGTCTATAATTTATGTATTTAGTTATACCACTTTTTGTGCAAATTAATCGGGAAAAACGATAAAACTGCATTTTTAATGGATAAAAATATGAAAAACATTTCGGTTTTGACTATGCTATTATTGAATCTTGCGGTATAATATATGCAAATTTTACTAAGGAGGAAATATTTTTATGAGAAAGAAAGTAAAGTTTCTAGCTAGTATTGGGCTGTCAAGCATTTTGCTTGCATCCATGCCATCCAATGTTTTTGCGGAAGATTTTGTACTATACGAAGAGAACGGCATTCATGTTGAAACAAAAGGATTAACCGATTCCCCGTCCACAGGCACTATAGGACTGTATATCGAAAACAATTCTAATTTAAATTTAGGCATAGCTCCTTATGCTTATGCCATAAACGGTATTATGGCAGGCGGCGATCAGTATGGCATAAACTCCTCTGATGTAGCACCCGGAAAGAAAGCGAATTCTACTTTGGAGCTGATAGATACATGGGAAAATAAAGATTTCTTCAAAGACTACCAGATGGACGAAGTAGATAGCTTTGACGTTCTCTTGTGGGCTTACGACAATACAAAGAGCTTCAAGGCTTTTGACAGCGGTCAGATTCACGCTGACGTAACTGGAACTACTGTGGTTTCTTCTCCTGTATTTGACAGTGCACAGAACTTGTATAACCAGAACGGCATTAGTGTCGATTTCATTTCCTCAGAGGGTAACAGCTTCACATTTTGTATCACAAACACTACTGGACAGTATTTCGCATACGATGTAACTTCTGAGACTTATAACGATTTTACAATGTCAGATAGTTATGAAATATTCAATCAGTATTTATTAGATGGTTGCAAAACTCTTGTGACCCTAACTCCTACAGATGATTTTCTTACAGCAAACGGAATTTCCGATGTGTCAAACGTAGATTTCGCATTAACGATTCGTCCATTAGCAGAATATGATAACGAATATACTACAGACTTAATTTCATATCAAAAATAATTCATTGTAAAGCAAAGAGCCGAGGATTTTACTCCCCGGCTCTTTTTATGGCAAAACCTGCATTCACGATCACATCTCCTCCCCAGAGTAATCTGGCAGGCTGTACCAACGTATTAAGATGTCGATTTTTTTCGAACTTCTGCTGAACTATTTACACATTTCCGTTTCAGTGCTACTATATTACCATAATTAATTGATTAGATGAGGATAATCTGATGAAAGTTGAAGCGTAGGCGATAAACGGAAGGTGATTACTATGAAAATTGCTATTTGTGACGATTGTGAACTACAGGTTGAGTATTTTAAGCATCGGATTGAACCGTTTTTGAAGCAAAACGGTGACCGGAATTATACGATAGACGGTTATTTCAGTGGGGAACCCTTGATAGATGATGTTAAGGACGGAAAATGGTTTGATATGATTGTCTTGGATGTAATACTTAAAAACGAAAATGGCGTGGATATTGCCAAAGAACTCCGAGAGTGTGGATATAAGGGCAAAATTGCTTTCTGGACAGCTCACAAGGATTTTGTTTTTGATGCGTTGGATGTTGAATTTACGCATTATATCATCAAGGGAAATGAACACGGAAGAATGTTTTCTATGATTGACAATACCTTGAGTGATATGAAACACAAGATGCTCACAATCAGACACAGAGATTGCATTATAAGGATTCCATTGAACAAAATCGAGTACCTCGAAGCACGGGATAAGCAAGTTTTTGTTCATTGCACGAACGGGATTATGCACAGTATGTATGCAACTTTAAAGTCGGTTGAGCCTTACCTTGATAAACGGTTTTTGCGTTGCCATAAGTCATTTGTTGTAAACATGGATTATGTGCAAAAGCTGGATTCTGATTTTACGATGTTTTCTGGTGATAAAGTACTGATTCGTAAGAACGGATATGCGGATATTAAAAATCAATATTGGGAATATATTATTAAATAAAATAAAAGAGATGATCTGTCAAGGAATAGAAACAGATCATCTCTTTTTTGAGTTCATATCCAAACTCTGGGGAGGAGTTGAATTATGGTATATTTATTATATCACATTTATCACACTTTGCAAATATATTTCGTGGAAACAAATCCGAAATACTTTCCGGCAATGCGGATGTAGTACCAGTCGGTTTTGTCTTTTGTTCCTATCAGCGACAAAAAGGTGGCAATGCCATTAGCCAATTATTAGATGGCAATTAAATCTTTCCAGGTGTTCTCGCCACACTCTCCGTCTACCACCAGTACTCCATTTCTGGACTTCTGGTAAGCCTTAAGCGCATAGATGGTGTTCTCATCTGCTTTTCTGGATAAGCTCAGGGCTTTTCCATTCTTCCCTTTAAACCCTCTCGCAATCAGAATCTCCTGCAATAACAGGACTGATGTTCCTTCACTTCCAAGCTTTACTAATTTTGGCTCAAACATATAACCGGCTCCTTTCGTGGTTATTGTAGTTGTTGTATTATTTGCAGTATTGCTGGATTTGCTTCCGCTTGTGACTGCAATAGCTACATGGTGGCTGTCATTCAGAAGAATGTCTCCGGCTTTCAGATAATCGCCGGAAGTCAGATATTTTTTATCTGTCAGTACCTTTGCCCCTGCATTCTTCAATGCCTGTCTCATGTTTCGCGTTGTCAGATAGATGCTTACTGCTTTCAGTTTTGCATTATTTAGGCGATATCCAGCACCCTTAACGATTGCAGCTGTACTTGCGCTGCAATCAGATTCGCAAGCTACCGTGATCTGCGCCGGATCGTAGTTGCTTGCCTTTAAGTGCCGCCAGAACGAATACCGGTCATTGCTGTTTCCGGCAGTGCCCTGATCGTATCCGATGAGATTGTTCTGTGCCGCTTTTGTCGCCATGTCTGCAATCATGGTTGCGATTTTGGCGTCATTGAATCTTAGGACACAGAGCCACGGTCTACTGTACCAGTTCATGATCTGATATTCTGTACCAGTCTGATCTCCTGCTTTCCCACCTGCATATCTTCCTCTTTCATCATGTCCGCAGTTACTGATTTTTACCATTTTAGTTTCTCCTTTCTGGTTAGAATCTCTGTAGTCTTTGTAGAACACATCCATATCAACATTTCCGCTGATTCCTGGAACTTTTCCTTTACTGGAATACTGCCAGCCTACACCGGCATTCGGACGTAATCTTTCCTGCACAGAACCATTGTCGCTTGCTGGATAACGAGCAATCCAACAATCATATTGCTTGAGAGCATCTGTCAGAACATTATTGTACCAGTCGAGATTACAATAAATTCCAACCTTATAACCGGCTTTCTTGATTCTGGTCAGAAATGCTACTGCAATATTCTCGATAGCTTGCTTGCCAAGGCTTCTCTGCTGACTCCATTCAAGGTCATAGAATACTGGAAAATCAAGTCCACGACCACCAAGAACGGAAAGTACGTCCTCAGCTTCGTCAATCGCCTGTGCCGGTGTTAAAGCATAACTGTATTTGTACCCACCGATAAGAATTCCATTGGATTTACAGCCTTTGTAGTTATGTTCGAATGATACATCTGTGCCGGATTTCTGATGAATTCTCAAAATTGCAAACTTAATTCCAGAATTCGATACTTTTGACCAATCTGGATTACCTTGATAGGATGATACGTCAATTCCTTTAATTTCCATGTTGTGCTCCTTTCACACCACGTATCTGTGGTGACTGTATTTCAATGATTCTTGCGATACCTTCGCATAAATCATAGTCGTGTCTAATTTTTCATGTCCTAACATCTTTTGCAATTCCGTAACATCCATACCACGCTCAAGAGACATTGTGGCTGTGGTATGCCGGATAAGATGAGGATACAGCTGTCTTACAAGATTTGCTCTCTCGCTTATCTGGTTCACAATCTGCTCGATCTGAGCCTTTTTTATTCCTCATCCCATCTAAAGTTCTATTACTTACCTTATTCTGCTGCCGTCGGCATGCCATGAACAGTCTTAAATCATCTGTAGTAATTTTGTTCAGATCCTTGCCGAGAAATTGTATTAACTGCAGGTTCTGTTCCCAGTATCTTTTCAGTGTAGACTCTGCTTTGCCCTCGATTCTTTTGGTAGCAATATACCTGCGTAACATTCCTACAGCACTATTGTCTACCACCGATAGTTCCGTTGTTCGTTCCTGGACTTCATAACGATTCAGTTCGATCGTAAGCGCATCTTGCACTATATCCAGTGTCTCCTGATCCACTTTGCTCTTTAATACTTGCATTACTGATTGTATGATCATTTGCCTTGACTCCATTATCAGCACCTCCCGTACCTTAATTATAAAGCATAGGTACAGATGCTAAACACGAAGATAAATAATAAAAATGTTACATTAAAAACATATAATGGTGGCGGATATTTGCAAACTGGACAAACATATTGTATATATAACGATAGCTTTTTATATCTCCATATTGGATTTAATTCACTTACTGCTTCTGGTATACAAAATGGGACAGTTCTTCTGACCTTACCAGTAAAAGTATCAACAAATAATCAAAATATTGGTGTTATTGGTTCGGGAGATAACAAAGCTCTTATTTGCGCAGTAGGCGTTTCATCAAATGGCTATAATATTGTTTGTAATGGGTTTGTATCAGCAGGTAATTATATAGCAGATTTAATGTTTATACGAGCATAAATTATATTATGATTTAAAAGTTATATATTTAGCTTGTGTCCACATACTGAGTATTCGAACAGATTTACCAGTTTCAATGTTACCCGTAAAATGCACTATATGAGTAGAATTTTGCTTACTTACAGCAACTATACTAACTGGACAAGCGTTCCAATCCGCATTAGTAGCTCCTATTAAGTAATAATCATTGTTAGTATCTGGTGGATTAATATAGATATGTCTTGCTCCAGTACCTTTATAAACTTGATTTACAAAAGTTATCTTCGTGTTTAATGTATTAATGCCTAGCTTGTCTTTCAGGTATGTAAATAATTGTGAGAACGATATTTTTTTTAATACATTCCCTTCTCCAACTATCAATGTGTCACTTTCTGCCGGCGTTGCTTTCGAAGCCAGTGCCGACATTAATATTGTTTTTAATGATTCTGCCATATAATCACCTCTATTCTTTCACTCTCAGCATCGAACCATCAGAAGTGGCAAGTGCTGAGCCATCACTTGTGCCTAATACATACTGGACATTCCGAACATCAACAGCAATCGCATATTTCGCCCCTGTCTGAACTGATGTAGGGCTTATGCTTGCACCGGCTATATAAATGTTTGCATCTGCCATGCATATCACCCTTTCACTTTGATTTTATAATTATCTACCCACGTTTCATCTGCAATTTTATATGTGAATCTCAGACAATAGATTCCTGTTTTTTGTGGCTCAATTAACGCATCTAGCGTATGCTCGTTGATATTGCAGTTTCCTTGATCTTCTACAGTCTCTGTTTCAGCATCTGTATCAACGAAAATCAATTCGTAATCCGCTGAAATGATGGAAAAAGGGATGTCTACACCGCATACCGGCTCTACTTTACTTTTAAATCGGATTTTTTCTCCCAAATCCATTATTGTATTGCTATCTACGTATCTAATTGCCATGTCCTCTCTCCTTTCAGCATATTTTATGTCCACTGAAACATTGCTTTACAAGCTCTGCCGTCAGCTGACTCAGATTCAGCAATGAGCTGTACTCGATGTTCTCTGATTCTGCCGTATATCCTCTCGGAACGAGCTTTCCAGCAATCTCGTGCCCTGATATCAGAAACAGTACAGTGGCGGTATAAGCTGTCAAGCCACCACTACTTTCTGCATAGATTTCTATGACATACTGTCCATCTCTATTGGCAGGGACTATTGCGTCCCAGATTTCGAGATCCGATCCCTCTCGTCTCTGGAACTCAATAGCGAACTCATTACACGAGCCGTAAACCCTCGTAATCATCATTCATCAGTTACTGTGACAGAGATCACATAAGTTTTGCCTGCATCGACCGGATTAGGCGTTACGCTTGCGGCTGTAATCTTTGGTGGGTTCGGATCATACTTGACAATTCTAGTAATGGTTGTTGTCTTACCGGCACTGTCTTTTGCAACGATAGTAATTGTATTTGAGCCTGCGGACAATGTGACCGTAGTGCTGAATGCTCCGTTGCTACCAACCGTTACAGGTGTACCGTTGATCATTACTGTAACAGGAGATGACGTTGCATCATTGGTTGTACCTGCTACAGTAATTGTGCTCTTGTTGGTAACGTATCCATCAGACGGAGAGGCTACGCTCAACGTCGGCGGTACGGTATCGATCTTGAATGTTACAGATTTCTGTGTAGCTGCGTTGCCATCGTAATCGGATGCGTCAAACCTAATGGTATGAGAACCATCGGTAAGAGCTGTTGCCGGTGTGTACGAACAATTGTAACCACCGGTTACAGCGGTCTTTGTAATGCCGTCAGTAATCTTACTTCCGGAATCGATTGTGATACCGATAGTAGACGGATTAACACCAGAATCATCATCTGTGACGCTCCATGTGATAGTCGGTTTGTTATTGGTAAGTGTTGCGGATGCAGTTGGATTGGTGACTGTGATTACCGGTGCAACCTTTTCTTTAACGGTTAATCTCAGCGAACTACCGATTGCGGAATCTGTCGCATCTTTGGTGGTCACGTTTCCAGCGTCGTCCGTTGCCTTGATTGTTATTCCGTAATAATGTCCACTCTGGCTGTAACTGGACCTACTTGGTGCTGTTACTGTGGCTTCATATTTACCCGTATTACTATTATAAGTAAGGGTATAAGCCTGACCATTTACAATAGCTTGTACTTGCTTTACTGACATTTATGTACCTCCATTTCATAATTCATTCTATATAGTAATGCGAAATGTAAAAGAGATTTATTTTTGGAAACTCTATGAATCGTTATTGTGCGTGAAGATGAATTAATATTTGAGATTCTAAAGGAGTTACTATTTTATATTTCATAAATCTTTAAGCCAACTTGAATATAACGATTGTACATCCACCAGATAAGTCAATCTTATATTGAAATGAAATGTTGCTATCAGTATATTTCATTTCAATGGTGTTGTCGTAATCCGCACCTTTAACAAGCGTTTCGATAAAAGAACCGTCCTGTATCTGAATATTAACTATAGATAATGAACTTATCTTGTATCCTCCACTACGATACGTTGAAACTAGATAAAGTCCCGGAACAAGAGGAACAGTAACTAGTCTATTGGTGATCATACCTTTATAAAAGGGTTTTAACCGGTTACTATTTAATTGGTTAAGCGCGGCCGGTAACGTCATCGTTCCCTGATCCAGTCCGAAGGTCTTTGATGTCAATTTATTGAGTACCGCATCAGCAAGCTTATCATAATCAATCAGCTTGTTTGCCGCATCCTCCGCACTGTAAAGCATAAATTTATCTGCATCTTTTGGTGTTGTTTTTACGGGATATTCATTAAATTTTGCCATATTAATTCTCCTTTTCTATATTGAACTTTTCATAGAGCTGATTAATTAGTTTCTCCTGTCGGTCAAGCTGTTCTTTCTGGCTTTTTATCATTGCGAACATTGCAGGTATCATGATACGTTCGTTCCAGTCCTCAACAAGTCCGTTTTGATGCCGAGTAGCTTCTGAAAAGAATGCTTCTACATTCTCAGCAATAAACATCGGGATATATCTTCCTTCATTCTCGTCCCCTTTAACTAGATATCCCTCTTTGTATTTCGCCCACGTTGGTTCGATATTGTACCATTTTTCAATTTCTTGTTCTGAAATATCGTTTCCAATATCTTTATAGCGTTTCGAAGATGAAGATTTCAACATCAGCTGTTTGTATCCTGTACGTCCATCCCAACAAATAGTATTTGATGATGTCGTATACTCCATGTCTTCTATCTTTGGTGATTTTGCGAAAGATGCAGGATTAGTAACAGTTAAATTTTCAAATGTACCAGTGTCAGCCGATACCTCTGTGGCATGTACGGTTAGACTGTTATCGTCCCAACTGATTCCCCAATTTTCGCTATTTTCGATTTCAATATCTACTTCATCGCCAAAGAACTTCTTGATATCAACAGGGAATATTCCATCGCTTGAAAACTGTACACCTGTATATTTCATGTACTCTGAATTTTCTTCGTAGCTTGTAAATACAGTATATCCAGAGCGATCAATCAATCCTTTAACAGCATTGCTGGCATCTTTAATTTTCAGATAACCGTTCCCATTCTTTTTGCCGCCCAAGGTAACTGTTCCACCAAGAAGAGCATCAAGGCTGACGTAGAGACGCCCATTGCTATAATATAATCCCTTCCAATCCCCGTCATTAGTCAGAATGCTAACTATTTGCTCCTGCGTCAAATTGTCTATATCAATAACGACCGCCACGCTCTGCATATCCATCAATGTTGTAGTTCCACCGGACGCATATAATTTACATCTAACATTTGTTACATCTCTCGGAATACCGACAGTTGAACCATTAGAACTTGCTACTGTCTGACCAGATCCATTTGTCAAAATAGAATACAAATAGTGTGTCACGGTATCCTCATCGATTGAACTAGTATAAATGGTATTCCAAGTGTTTCCGTCAGCAGTCTCTTCAACAACGAATCTGCCTTTATAAGGCACTCTAGTAGCTGATTTTCCGTCACGATAATACGCTTTAAATGTTATAAAGTTTGGACTAATTGTCTTGTCAGAGCCACGTTTCAAGACGTTACATGATGGCTCAACCATGTATGTTCTACCAGGTTCACCATCTTTTCCATCTTCGCCCTTTTTCTGCTTAGAAATCGTAAATCTCTTCGTTATAGAAAGATTACTCAGGTACGTTGCCTTAATATCCACCCATCCATTGTCTGCACTCAAGCCTGTGACAGTGTAAGTATGCGTATCTACATCCCAAGAGCCGGTTACACTGTCTGATTTTGTAATGGTATAGCTACAATCATTTGTGATATCTGACGAACCGTACATAACTTTCGCTGTAGTTGCCACTGTTGGAAATACCGGAATGTTTCCGTCTGCGTCAGATGTGATCGTCTGCATATCGTTTGACAGCTGGAATGTCATATTCTTGGCATCCGCAATATTGTTGTCCATTTTTGTCAGTTTATCCGGCAAAGAACTGTCACCAATTACAACATTATCTCCGCTGATGATTACTTTTTTAGTGTCCATATCAACCTGAAAGATGATATTTCCACTCTCATCCCTTACAGTAATCGCACCTGTGTTAATCCAGTCAGCATTTAATCCTACGGCTGTGAGGATTCTTACAATCGTATCACCATCTACTGTCATACCACCATTCCAAGTCTGCCCACCATCTGTAGACACTCCCCATGCCTCAGAAGTCATTTTCCAAATTGCCTGAGATTCTGCCAGAGTTGGTTTGTCGTGTAAATAAAAGATTTTGCTTCCATTTTCCTGCAGCTCAACAGTAGTATAAACTCCTGTGGCTGAATCAATTCTTTTTCCGAATTCTTCAAGTGCTTTTTCTCTCTCGGTTTTTTCCTGCTTAACCATATTTTTTGCAGCAACAAATGCCTGCGTTGCCTGGGAATATCGGGTGCTGCTATTTTTAGCAGCACTTTTGGCATTACAAGCTATCTTCTGACCGGATCCCGGTTTCAATGTAGTTGTGGTAAGTAGCGATGTGTATATTTTTCCATTTCTATCCACAATAATCAGTGAATCTCCGGCTTCCAGAGCCACATCTGTAGGACACTCGGATTCAAATGGTCTAAATCTCATGCCAACGCATTTCTCGGCAATCATTGAAGCAATCGTCTGGCCATCGCCAACACGAATTAATTTATTACCAGAAATTCCAAGTACATATCCCTCTGTACCAACCATGTAAGTTTGCGGATTATCAGAAGAGGATTCGCTGTATTCAGTTACTTTCACGCCTGTGATTACTACATCTGTATGATGCGGAGTAAAACCATAGGTGGTTTCTATTTCAGAAATGTTACCTTTTTCGTCAGTTGCAAAAAGCCTCAGAATCCCATCATTTTCAAGAAGCGTACCATTGTCAGCCGACAACGCACCATCTGAGTTCGAGAAGTTAAGATTAACGTTGCTTCCGTCCTGTGTTTTTAATACTCCAAGTTCATCAACTGTAAGTTCTTCTTCATTGACAGAACCGTACCAATTGATGCACAATCTGCCATATTCATCGCATCTCATCCACTGACAGCCAATCTGTGCAACCCACTGTAGAACCTGGCGAAATGTTAAAGCTTCGTCATTTGGACGATTCTGCACGATATAATCATCTCTGTCAAATGATGTTGTTTGCAAAGTAACTCCACATACCTCGCAGGCATCTCGTACAATCTGCCCTCTGGTTGCCGGATACTTCAATTTGCTGTCTGAATAGTTCCGATCAAACTTCCGCATATTATCTTCACACGTAAGGTCTATGGTCACCGTTTCGTCTTCCGGCTGTTCAATAACTGTCACTGTGCAAATACGCGCTTTTTCAATAACCGCATTTTTATGAACTATGATCGTATCGCCGGTTGAATCCAGTATTTGTTCTCCATCTGAATCTAACAGTTCACTTGTATCCTCATTTTCAATCTGTAATCCAACATAACATATGACTTCTGCTCCCTCAAAATCGTAATCGGAGTACTCACCGTCAAAATTATTAATGCTAAGATTCAATACATTGATGATTGCAGAACCGATGTCAAAGCTACTATCATTAGATACGGAATCTTCGAATTCCATTCCGTTTTGCCACAGATTGGCACTGGTCAGATTGAGTACAGTTCCATCTGTAAGTGTGATATCTGCATACTTGAGGTACTGCACGTCCATTCCGTTCTTGACTTTTTCTTTCCATCTGTTAGATAATTTTCTCATGCATCACCTCTCAATCACATCAAAACTGATAGATTCTGTTCTCTGGTTTCCATGCCACCACCATTTAACAGGCGCACTCCTGTCACCAACATAAAACGTTCTGGTTTCGTATTTTCCAGCCATCATATCTGGATATGTAATTTGGATGTACTCGGGATTGAACGCTTGAAGAATCTTAGCTGTAGTAGCCCAATCTTTACCTTTCCACTGCAAAGCTAATTTCCTTTTTTGCGCTACCCTGTTTTTATGCATGACAGAGTCATCAGATCTTCCTGATTTTGCCGCTGATACGTCCTGTAATCCCCATGTGTAGGAAGACGGGCAAGGCATCGAGACACCATTTACTTTTAAAAATATTTCTGCCATATAACACCTCATAAAAGAAAAAGCACCTTCTCGAAAGAAGATGCTTAATTGCACGAAAATAGCGCCTATTGCTCTGATAGACGCTTTATGATTCTTTATTCTATCACATATACAAGGTGAGATTCAGTAAGAAAAAGTTATATTAATGTTTCTTTTGGATATCAGAAATGAATTTTTCGAATTGCTCTTTGCAAAATGATTCGTAATCCGTGTTTTCCATAAGAATTGCCCGATTTTTTAATTCTGCCATTGATTGCAAGAATACCGAAACATCTTTTTTCTTTATTTTGCAGATTACAACAACATAATTTTTCTCTCTGTGTTTGTAGTCCCCGCAGAATTTTACTCGGACTTTATTCTCTATAAAAATCCTATCAGCAAGGTATCCAGTTGTGTCTATGTATGCAAAATTAATGTATCTGGAAAATCGAGGTGATTTTAATTGTAAACAATTGTTGCTCATAATATGTTCACTTTCTAATCAATTACTGTAATGTTTTTGCCTAGAATTAATTCTGACGTATTATCCGAGGAAATATCGTCAGATGATTTTGAAACGTTTTCCACTTCATTTATCACAGCAAGAATAAGCTTTTCAACAAACTGTTCTTCTGGCGATCCTGCATACTTTTCTCTGAGTCTATCGGCTTCAGAGATAAACTCTTTCCATAAATTCGTATCGTCAGCCGAAATTGACCAGTATTTTTTGTGAAGTCCCCACACTTCCTGCCATATGGTAAAGTATTTTTGTTTGAAATCCATTATTCCTCCCACATGTTTGTTTATTTATCATTCATTAACTCAATTTGCTCCGAAAGTTTCATTGCGATATTTTTTCGAATATCACCTTTTATGAAATGAAAAATACGATAATTGGTTTCTTCTCTGAACTTTGTATCAAAATACATGTCAATGCATGATTTATAAATATACTCAAAGCCATAAGCATCTATCAACTCAATCATCTCGTCTGGTACTGTAACAATTCCCTCTACTACGGTTTTTATATATTCTTCTTTCAAATGAACATGGCTTCTGCCTAGTTTAATTTTGTATTTTTCCAAAAAATATAATATGACATTAGTGACATTTGTTTTCAATTCTTCATACTCTTCGCATCCTACATCATTCCAATATTGGTTTATTCCTTTCCTCAAAAGGATTTCGCTTATTCCCATTCCGAGTGGAGACTGGTTGCTCCTTGTTTCCGGTTTACCCGGACATGGAGAATCTACTGGTACTACTTTAGTAGTATCAGAATCTTTAACTCTCTTTTTATAAACCTCATCTAAATCTTTATTATAGTTCTTATTAATTAAAGAGTTTCCATTTTTGGGAAGTTCCATTTTCCCATTTTGGGAAATTCCATAGTTTTCCTTGTTTTGGGAATTTGGAAATTCCTCTTTTGGGGAAAACCAGTGTTTATCATCATTTAACACTACTTTTTCGCGATTTTCCTCTTCTGGTAAATTCTGATTTGAGGAATTCATGTCACTTTGTTCCATTTCGTTGTCTTTGATAATTTCAAGAGCAATTTGTTCTTTCCATTCTTTAATAGCAACATTTATCACTTCATCATTAGGTCTGATATGTGTTGTTGGAGCACCGTTAATTTTGAACTTTTCAACAATCACTAATTTTTTTGCTTTTAATTTTTTCATCGCAGAATCATACTGCTTAGGTGCAACTCTTATTTCGTTTGCCCATTCATCTCTACGCCTAGCAATCCAAAAATAACCTTTCTTTTTGATTTTTGTTCTGACGCACTCATTTTTTGAATCTTTATCAAACCAGTACATAATTTGAGATAATAAAACACCTGCTGTCAAATCACCTGCAATATCGATATAAGCATGTAAGGTATGGTTAAATCTATGCGAAAATATATAATCTACTTTTCTTTCTAATTCGTTTTGGGATAATTCTTTGATGTGTTCATCCATATGAATAACCTCCGTATTGGTTTAATGTGGCTTGCCATGAATAGCCAGAATCCGTAATTTATAAAAACAACAGGCAGGCGCATTACGGTTTACGCTTGTCCCCCGTCGGGTTAGCCTGTTGGTTTTACCAAACAAAAAAAGAGCACACCAAAGAATCGTGAGGTTTTTCCCTCGTTTCATCTTTAGTGTGCTCTTTTCTTAACGTTTATGCATTTATTATATTACCACATCCATACCGTAAAATCAATATGCCGGGGACGGATTCATGCGGTAATCTGTGTTGTTCTGAGCCTTTGTGACAATTCGTGCCAGTTCACGCTCGTTCACTTTGATGCTGTTCATGATGTACTCCGGCGAAGAACCGCCAAAGCCACCATTGTTCATCAAAGCAGTAACTACACCACGCTCAACAGCTTCCATGATCTCATCTTTCGTAAGTCCCATGTTGCCGTCATATCCAGACATGATACTGTCGGCAATGGATTTCATGGCTTTACGATTTTCCAAAGGAAGAACGGCTTCCTGTCCTGCTTCGCCTACACCAATGACAGATGCATTTTTGAACAAACCACCTTTAGCGTACCAGTTCGGACTATAGACAGGGGTTGAACTGGTACCACCGTTCCCAAGGCTATGTGTTTTCCACTGAGAAATATAATACGAAAGCGTAGGCATTCTCACGGATTTCATTCCATTATACAGGCTGGTTGCGGCATTTGCTCCGACACTATGTAATCTACTCAGACTCTTTGAAATATTACCTGAAAGTTGATCGAAATATTTTGACATAGACGGAACTTTTCTGCTAAGTGTAGAATCTAAAGAATCAACAATCTGCCCCCTTCCGGTGATACGCTCTGCTGCTTTTTCCCATTTATTTGTCATAGTATTATACTGTGATGAAAAATGGGATTCTACAGTTTTCTGCATTTCTCCCAGTTTCAAGTTGGCTGCTTGCTTCATTGAATCAAGGTTCTTGGAAACCTCTCTTGCAGAACTTCCCCATTGCGTTACAGTTGCCGTAGCGACTCCCTGAGAGGATTCGGTGGCTTTTGAATGAATTGCCTCATAATCGCTCATGGCAGTACTCTTCATCTGACCAGTAGCTTTTGTTACCGCACCTGCCGCATCATTGAAATCTCTGGTGGTATTCCATCTAATTTCTGATGTTTGCTTAGACACAGATTCTTTTGCGGTCTGAACTGCATCGGGGAATGTTTCTGCAAAAATCTTTGCAACAGATTCCGTATTCAATCCCATTTCTTTTGCGGTTGCCATGATGTTTTCATAAGCTCCCTGAGCTGTACCACTTGCATTAGGCATATCGTATAATGCGGTATTAAGTTGAGTCTGTTGGTCAGAATTTAATCCCAACTGAGTAGTTAACTTCGGAAGGACTTCTGCCAACTCATCAACAGAGTATTTGCTAAGATTGAGACTACCTGCCATATTCGTTGATTTATCACCTAATGTTTTGATAGATTCTGATAGAATATCAAACATATCATCCGTGATAAGTCCTTGCTGATACAAAGAAGAAAATGCCTGTTCTGCCTGATCTGATGTCACTCCCATTTCTCCGAGTTTGTCAATTATCTTCTGAGTTGCCGCAGATTGCTCTTCTGCTGTCATTCCTTCTTTTTCGAGAGATTCTTTCAAGTTCCAAATTTCCGTTGCAGAACCAGATATTATGTCGCCACGTTGTTGTAATGTCTGAATGAAATTATCCATGGTATTGCCAAATGTGGTTCCTACTCCATTGCCGCCTTGCATACTTTCTACCATACCGGCAATTTTAGAAGTTGCATAAACCGCCGCTGCACCTACACCGACAATTAATCCCGCTGTACCTACCAATGGTCCCAACTCTTTTGCCAGTGAAGCGAATTTCCCACCAGATGTTCCTGCCGCTTCGCCCAGTCCGTCAAGAACTTGTGTTGCTTCGGATGTTCCTTGTCCAAGAATACTGGATAATTTTTCGGCAATAATATCAGCACTTTCTTTTGCCATGATTTTATCACCGATATGACCGATAAGTTTTCCGACAAGTGTTCCGATTCCTGTGATATCTGCGATTTTTACAGCAACAAAAGCTGTTGTAAGACCGGCTGTGATCTTTCCGGACAATCCGCTTTCCCACAGTCCAGACATTGCTTCGCCAAATCCGCTTATGAGCAATTTAGCGGCTGTTGCAAGTAATTTTCCCCATGGAAGTTGCCCGATAAAATCGCCAATGCCTTCTCCAAGCTTTCTGAATGTATTAGGAGTTAATGCATCTATCAGGGCATCGCATAAATGGCTAAGAAAGTCTCCGAGAGCCTTTCCATTCTCTTTCCAGTGCATATCGGATATAAATTTGGAAATCCCATCGCCAAGATTTTTAGTGAAGTCATCCCAATTGAATGTTGCTGTGAAGCTTGCAAGTGCTGTAAATGCGCCGTTTATTCCAGTTGTTAATGCACTAGCAATTTCTGTGAAATTAATTTTCTCAAATATACCATTAAGGGCATTTCCGATATTAATTCCGATTTCGTCATATTTAAGATTTGAAACAAAACCATAGAAAATGTGCCAGCTCTTCATAAAGTTATTACCAATCAAATTTCCAAGATTAGTCCAGTCAACTTCACGAGAAAGCCCCATGATGCCTTCTGCAAATTTCTTGCCAAGGTTTTTGAAATTCGTTCCCTCAAGTAACTGATTGGCTGTATTAACTATTGTATTAATACCAGCTCCAACGGTACGTCCCATCAAATCCCAGTTGATATTATCAACAAGGCTGTTGAAAGTCTGGGTGAACGCACTGGTGAATTTAGTGATGTAAGGGCCTACGTTATTCCAGTTAATGAAATCATAAAGCTTTTGCATTCCCCAGTTAATGCCATCAGCCATGATTTTTCCAAGACCTTTCCAGTCTTTTCTCTTAAAGGCATTTACAATGGCATCTGCCATTTCATTTGCCCTGTTGGACATTTTCTTGAATGCTTCGTCCCATGCTTTTTGATATGCAGACAAAGCATCGTCCAAAGCTGCATCAAGTGCTCCGATATGCCCCAAACCGCCTTTTCCAGAGCCAGAAGATGGATTACTTGTACTACCAGAATCAGAATTGTCATTAAGCTGATTCAGTTCATCAAATGAAAGAACTGACAATGTTTTTTTGAGTTTTTTGGCATTCTTATTTGCAGTATCAATAGAATCACTAGCATTATCCATATCATCCGCAATGTTACTTGTATCTACAGAAATACCGCCAGTAGATGATACAAAGTTAGACAGTTTGATTCCAAGAAGTTTTGCAATATAAGCGAACATTCTTTGTATTGCGATTACTATTGCATTGATATATGGAAGTACTGTTTGCAGTATAGGAATGAATAAGGAACCTATTGTTCTACCAAGGGATGCAAAGTTAGATTGAAGCATACGAATCTGATTTGCCGGTTGATTGATCGTGTTTGATAAATCAGCCCATGCATACTTAGAGTTGTTCAGCAAGATAATCGTTCTCAAAATCGTTTTATCTGCCTGAGATAACTTTGATATGCTGGTGTCGATTCCCAGATTGTATAATTCTTGTTGCATATTAGCATTACGGATATTGATGCCGTACTTGTCCATTGCACGGCTCATACCAGTCAAGCCAGATGCCATGTCCTGCCATACATCCTCGAAGTCCATGTTTCGTACAGAAGCAAGGTCAGCACCAATCATAGTAAGTGCATTAGACAATTTTAATGCAGTCTCTGATGTATCTCCCATAGATGATGCCATCTGCGCAAATGTTGCCTGATACTGCATTGTCTTTTCTGGGTCAAGTCCAAGACTAGCGGTATTGGTTCTAGCCAGTTCACCAGTATCTGAAATTTCGAATCCTGTCAGTTTCTGTGAAAGCTGTTTTGCCCTTTCCTGGAATGAATTTGCATATGCTTCAGCGGATTTTATGCCACTTTTTTTCCATTCGTCAGTGTTGATTCCTTCTGCCACCTGATTGAACGCAGAGTTGAAATAGTTCAGAGTCTCTACATAGTTCATTGCGGATTCTACTGGCGATGTCAGAACATCTAATGCTCTTTTTACGAGGAAACCTTTGGCGTAAAGAGCACTCAACTTATCAGTTACTGAACTCATAGGGTTTGACAATCTTCTTATTTTTTCACCAGTTTCAGACGATGCATTTCCAATACCTGCGATTGCAGATACAGCTTTTCCGCCTAAAGAAATAGCTTTTGAAGCAAATTTTTGAAAAGCATTTGTCAGCCCATTGATTACAGTACTTGCTTTTGAACCTAACGAAGAAAGCGCGTTAAATGAATTCGAAACGCTATTTGTGGCACGCCCTACTTTGCTTCCAGACGATGCTAATACTGCAAGAGCTTCTGTCATTCTTATTGTACTCGAACTGATATCTGGTGCGCTTTTCATTACGTCAAAAAACTTCAAAACCTCTTGCGCGAGAGTTGATAATTGGCTTGCAGTCTTTCCAGTTTTATCTCCTGCACCAGCTAATTTTCCAAGAGAAGTAATAAAGGCATTGGTGGATGCTGATACTTCACTCATAGAGCTTAATTTAGCAGCCACATTATTTAAACCTGTCGCAAGATTCGGAAGTTCCTTTGATACATTGCCGATATACTGTCCTGTACCGGCAAGTTTAGCTATAGCGGTTGTAAACCGGCTAACGCTCGGAGAAACATCTGGAATAGCATCAAGTTTCTGCATCTCAGTAAGAATTTTGCCTAATTTCCCTGTATCAAACTGACTGAAATCAGATTTTCCAAGACGATTGATAGCGTTTATAGCCGCATTCAATCCATTTGCTTTAAAATTCACGCTACCTAAACTTTTTAAAGAATTGGAAAAATTATTTAACCGGCTTATGTCAAGATTTCCAAAGGCAGTGTTTAATGTATCTAATTTTTTTACAAGGTTATTAATAGACCGCACCGCCTGAGTTGTGCTACTCTCTATTTGTATATTGAGGGTATCTATGGTATTATCGGCCATTAAAGCACCTCCTTTTAATCAAAAAAATAAAGGGCAGACAAGACTTTTAATCCTGCCTGCCCTCGTCATTATTACCATGATTCAGCTCAAAATTTGCTTGCATGAGTTGCAATGTCATGAGCAACCTGTCACGTTGCCGTTTCTTTTCTGTTTCAGAAAGATTCTCTTCATCCTCTTGCTTTTGCTTTTCGGCTGTTTGTGAAAATGGTTCTTTAAGGTATTCAGCCTTTGACTTTTTACCAATAAGCACATTTGCAACCGCAGTCTGAACTGCACACATCGTGTACATGTTGAACTGCCATGCTTGCGAATCAGCCATTTTTTGTTTTAATTTGTAGGCTTCCATATATGGTTCTAAATCATATGGTGTAGAATCCATAAACTTTTCTTCTGAAACACCGATTGATAAATACAATGGAAGTAACTTTTTATGAACTACTTCTGGAAAAGTTAGCTCTTCTTCTTGTGATCCTGCGGAGTCTTCGGAAGTTTCTTTTCTTCCTCCGATTTCTCCTCCATTGCTTTTACCATTCCGGATAAAAAACCGTTCTTTTCAAGCTCCTGACTTGCTTTTTCAAATAAAGTAAATCCATTATGAGGATTTTCCTCTGTGGATTCATCTTCGTAGTCGTCCAGAAGATCGCACACTTTATCGTATGCAATTTTCTTTTCTTCTTCGGTTTCATATCCGAATTCATCCTTGTGCTTTTTTTGCAATCCTACTAGAATCAGTTCTGGAAGCATTTTAATCATATCTTTCGGATTGTTGATTGCTCCCATAGAAGACACTTGTGTAAGAATGTCTGACTGAGTAAGTACGCCATATCCGAATTTTACTTTGTATGTTTTGCCATTCGCTGAAAAACTAAACATGAATTATCCTCCCTGCTTTACATCTTATTCAGTAGCCGCTGTCGGCTCAATTTTGGTATCCAGTCCCTTATATGTATTGATGATAAGAGAAATAGACATGGTTGCTGCTTCGTTCTGCGCAATTTCTGGCATTGGAATTTCGCGACCGCATTCTGCAACAACGAAGAATGAGTCGGACATATCCGGGAACGACACCTGAAACCAAGTTGCCAGTCCTGTAGTTTTTGCAGCCTTAGAATCTTCGTACAGTTTTTTAATCTGTTTAACAGATTTGTCTGGATCCATGATAAATTCAATCTCCCAAGTACCACCTGTATCCTGTCTACCAGCTGCATACTGAGTCAGATAATCTTCCAGTGCAGAAACATCAATCTGTTCTGTGTCAAGAGAAATACCGCCGATGGAAGAGGCTTCTTCCAGCTGTGTGAATTTGGTAGGTTTTGTGCCTTTCACGGTTTCAACGGCATATGAAAATTTCACACCAAGTGTAGTTAATCGTGCCATTTTGGCTCCTTTCTGCCTTTCGGCTATAATTTGTTGCAATAAAAAAGAGCCTTAACGGCTCTGGTTCTAGTACGTAACCCTGTACCGGGAGATAAAAGGATCACCTCCTTCTAGTCTTCTTTGCTTGCCTGCTTTACAATCTGATTTACATAATTACTAAGTCCTGCAACGAGGATTCCCTGTGTGATTGCGGTAAAAATTGCCATTGCGATTTCCTGTGCGCCAGATATAGCGCATGTAGCAATAACATAAATTCCACAAATCAGAATGCCTAAAGCACCAAGGATTGCCGGAATATATTTGTCCGGTATGACTTCGGATTTTTTGATTCCCATTCCGATAAAGTACAGTACTACGGCTACAATTAGAAGTTCCGGCTTCACATAGTTCATAATCTGTTCCATGTTTTCTCACTCCTTTCCTAGAGTAATGTGCCAGTATATATCCGGCTATATCTGCTAACAACACGTTTTATGCTGTTATCAGCATTATTTTGTCTTACGGGCCCGTATATCCTACGAAAACCCATGCCAACCATAGCCTTGTGACTGGCATCGTCAATTTCATATGCTTTTGAAGAAGCTTTTGAACCAGTCGCATAGGATTCTGATTGGAAAGATGGCGTTGTCGCGCACTCATCTCCCTCAAGATTGCCACGTGATGTTGGATTTCCAAGTAAGAACAAACGTGCGTAAACCCTTTTGTTTGAAGCTACCGTCTGACTTTCGTCATTAGAAAAGTTCCCTTTTCCTACAACGGGTTCAATAGTTGTTCTCCATCGTTCAAATACGTCTGAAACTGGATTTTTTACTACATCTGGCATATCTGTCACCACCTTATTTTGAGCATAGAAAAAGCACCCACCATTTCGGTAGATGCTTTTATATCTTACAGTATACATAAAACAGACGTTATATTCAGTAAGAAAAGGTGTTATGTTTTTATGCAGAAAACACTTCTTTTGCGATTCTACGGATATTCTGCATAATTTCTACGCTTGCTTTGTACACGGGCATTGTAGCCTCCGTACCGTAAGAACGTACCCATTCGCCAGAATCTGCCACATATACCCACGATTCGTTTTTTCCTTTTCCCTGTCCGTAAGAACCGATTGTGTAACCAAATTCTTCTCCTTTTGGATGAGGACTTGTGCCTGCCGGAGTGTTGTAATGGATACCTGCACCGAATTCTATGAATAAAATTCCAGAACCCTCGCACACAAGAGTTGCCTGCGCGTAATTTCCAAACCTGTTGATTTTGATGTAGGTATTGTGGTTTTTATCAGAATCCCCCTGTGCTAACATAATATTTTCGTCTATGACAGGAATTCCCAATTCGCAAAGCCTTTTAAGAAATACTTCATTTTTATCGCGAAGACTGTTTTGATATGCTTTTAATTCTTTGATTGCGTTTCCAATAGATTTTTGGCTCAGATTGCATTTGATTACTCGTCCGTTCATTCTTCTGCACCTATCTTTTTAATTCCATATCTAGCCAGATTTCCTCTTTGCGTATCAAGGATTTTCTTCAAACGATAATCTGGCGGCGTTGTAGGAATACCATCTTCCAAAATCAGATTTCCCAGTGCGTCAACCTGTGGCACGGTATCAATCCAAAATGCATCTCCCTCTTGCGGATGGAAAGAACGGTTAAAGGAAGTAATGTATCTGTCGTAATCCGGCACGATTCCTGCCGATATTTCCTCTGGCGTTCCCGCGGTAGATGATACAGAAAACTTAAAGCTTTGCGGTTGACTGTATGTCGATACGGTATCTATTCCCTCAAGTATTTCGGTTACTTTTGACCAGTGCACGGTCTGTTTCTGTCTTTTTAATCCTCTCATAATACTTTCTCCAATGCAAAAAGGGGGAACATTTCTGCTCTCCCATAAATGGTTGATTGTTTATTTTATTTCAGTTTCGTTCTACACTTCTTCAGATTTATCCATCTCAGAATCTACATTGTTCAAGATTGCGAACACATCTGTCCTCCGACTTCAATCTTTACTCTCATGTCTTTTCTCCTGTTCTTAATCAATATAAGCCCTCTTTAGTTAATTAGTAATGTAACATACTTCATTACTTTAATACAAATCATCGATCAACAACGCATTTGTGCAAACAAAACGTACTCCATTTTTTGCAAACTCTTTTGCTACAGATTTTTCATCTGTTGTACCAACGCCTACTTGGATATTGTTTGACAACGCTTTAGAAACGCCATTTGAAGTAAGTTTCTCAACTGTAGAACCTATATAAACAGCATTACTATTTGTTTTAAGATTGATTGCTATATTTATTGCATCCTCATCTATATCCCTATCTACATTTACAAAAAAATTAGTAAAATCACATAGACTATGTATATATGTTAAAAACGAATGCTCAAAAGAATTCCATACAACCTTATCAAGCATTCCCAATTTACTTGCCACATTATACGCGCCTTTTATCCAACTATTGTCGTAGCCTGTTTTTAATTCGATAATAGGCTGTACCGATTTTACCTTACAGAAATACAAGAAATCTTCAAGTGTGCATATTTCCGTTCCTTTATATTTCACATCTTTCCAAATTCCAAAATCATATTGTTTAACATCGTTATAAGTAATAGTAGAAATATTAACAGTTTCTGGCAACATGTTTCCATTTTTGTCCCTAGCAGTTCTGTTAATATTAATATCATGAGATAAAACTGGTATTCTATCAGATGTATAAACAACATCAGTCTCAATACACCTACAGCCATTTTTATATGCTAATTCAAAAGCTGGCATTGTATTTTCTGGAGCAATACTTGAATATCCTCGATGAGCCATTATAACAGTATAATCATTAAAATTATTTACCGGTTTTTTACCAATTAATTCATCTATAAGATGTCTATTGCCTTCTATGCCACTATATGATGCAACATATTTTTCTGTAATTAATTCTATATCATTTTCTTTATATTCCTCCATAGTATCTTTTAATAATAATCTATACCTAGTTCCTTTACTTAATGATATTTCAGAGTTCCATCCACTATCATATAAGAAATTATCTTTTTCATCATATGAATGATATGCTAAAACGAATCTATCTTCCAATGATTTAAAAACAATATCATATTGCGCACAAGAAATATTTTCGCTTCTAAATCTTGATGCAGTTGTTGAAATCGGAATACCATTTGATAAAGAACCATATACAAATTTCATGTAATTCTTTAATATATCATTTCTGTTAATTAAATTTATCAATTCCCATTCATATGTTATTGCGCTTAAATATTCGTGAACATCAGCAATTCCAGTTGTAATTCCTGTTTTTAAAATAGTCACCGAAAACTTTGTATTTGCCGTTATTACTTTTCTATTTTTTATAAACGAATCTTTTTTTATAAAACTACCATCGTTATCATACCAAGAAAAAGCAACTTGAAATCCATCTTTAATATATAATATTAAATTTGTATCATAGGAAATGGGATGTTTATTCGATACCTGATAAATATAATCACGTTCATATCACCAGTAGAACCTTTGATATTACCAACGTCAAATTCTCCTTTTAAAATACATGTACCATTCTCTAAGTTAACTAAATCTTCCTTTAGCGAATTAGTTTCTGTCTTTACTTCTTTGAATTTGTCGCCTACGGCTTTGGAGTCGGCAAATGCTCCCTCGACGCTCAAAGTTTTATCTGCGATAGGCTTGTCTGCTAAGCCTGGATACCCAACTGGAACATCTCCGTTTTGAGTATGGATTTTTAAAATTGATTCTGCCATGAACTACCTCCTAAAAAATAAGTACACCATCATCATTTACAGTTGGCAAAATAGGGTTTTCATTTATGCAATCATTTTTTCTACTCCAACAGGGGACACATAAGTAAATTGATTTCCTAAAACATCTTTTGCAACGCCAATTACAAAGCATCCGTAATCGGCAAGCATATTGCACACAAATTCCTCTGCATCCACCCAATACTGTTTCTTGACCATGCGGTGAAGTCCTGGCAATAGACCGTAGCTGAACATTACGCAATGTCCCAACTCATGAATAAATACACGGTTCAGAAGTTCCCCACGCAGATTATTTGCAATCGAAATTGTCATTGTTGAATAATCCGATACCGCAAGAGTTCTTTCGCCTGTGCGGTCAATTAACACGCTGTCGTGCGGAGATACGAACTGTACCCTCCATAGGTCTCCGTTCATATAGAATTGTCTTAGCATGGTTTATCACCATCCTTTTCATATTAAATCAAGTCCTTTGAATACTTCAAAAATCTTTGGAGATTGAATTGCAAACCAGTCAACAGTAGTTTCGTCATGCCCAAATTGTTCCATATGTTGCCAATTACACTGTAATCCGCTTTCAGACAAGAATGCATGAATGATTTCATGTCTCAATTGCTTTTTCTGCAAGAAATCAAAATCTCCAACATTATTCTGATTATCGGAACGTATGACTATTAGTTTGTTGGTGTTGTCTGTAAAACCATCGTAATTTTCATCTTTTAAATTTCTTGGTTCAATCGTATACTCTGTCCCAAGAATATTTATTTTACATTTTTCCATAATCAATCTCCATAATTAAAAAGTCCCTGTCACATTTCTGCAACAAGGACTAAATTTAATTCTTATTTGTTAATTCATCTGCTGTATCAGACGAGTTAAGTCGGTTTTCATCGACTGCCTAAGGGTCGCATCTGCATCAGACCACATCTCAGTAAGATTGCGGATAATGTCAGATGTGTACTCTTTCATGGAATCGTCCATTTTTCTCTTAGATTCTGTATCGTTGGAATCATGGTAATGTCTGCGGTTCTCGCTGTATCTGTCATAGCTTTCGCCATATCTGGACTGCTTATGGTTCATTCCATCCATCCTCATATCACTACGATCTGGATGATATCCCATGCGGTACATATTACGTTCGAAATCTGGATTGTTCAGATACTCTTCCATCCAGTCATTATCTTCCATGTACAGATACGGATTGTATCCCATACGGCTTCCTCTGCCTTTTGGTGCAAATCTGCCGTTTGCATAACGATATCTGTCATATCCCATGCGTCCAAGATACTTCTCTTCCTGCTCGCATTCGTCCATAGCTTCTACGATTCTGTAATCTTTATCTGCACAAATCGCACACTTTACAGCTTCCATGCAGTCTTTCAGATCGTCCCAGTCTTGAGCACTGAGATTGTCGAAGCCATGTGTTTTGGCTTTTTCCATAGCCCATTTTCCCATTTCCATTGCAACTTTATGCATTACAGTGCCCCCTTTCTAACAGCCTGTGTAACAGGTGTGTCTGTTGTTGGGGCTGTACCATTAATTGCAGTTAAATTATTACTCGGACTACAAGCCGGGTTTCCTAGCATCTTGAATACTCCACCAGTTGCACTTGTAGCTACTCTGGTTGCGTATTTTGTTCTAGTTCTTACGCCACAAGCTGTAACCTGTGCACAGCAACGATTCTCTAGCGGATACAAAGTTGTTCCTGTTCCTATCTGAATCATTACCGGGGCAGTAATCGTAGTGGCTTCTGGTATGCTTTGTGCGATAACAATGCAATACTTTTCTCCATTGGAATAACTGCCTGCCGGGAGTGTAACCACAAGATTCCCACCAGTGAATGCGACAGACTGGCTTATCACAAGATGGTTGCAGAGCTTACAAACATTTTTACAACTCATATTTCTACCTCTCAATCAAATAAGAGGTGAGCCGCAACCCACCTCTTAGAATTAGTCAACCTCTAAGGGCGAGTTACTTAGCAGCAACCGTTTCCATATCCGTTGCATCCACCGTAGTAGGTGTTTGGATTTGGAACAACGTAGGCCGGGATAGCTGCCGGATTGATTGCATTGATTAACTGCTGAGTCTGAGAAGCCATAGCAGTTGTAAGTAATGCAGACTGACGATCCTGAGATGCAGCACGTTTCAGATCAGAGTTCTCAGCCTGTAACGTTGCAATCTTATCATTTACCATAAAGTCAAGTATTGCTCTAGCATTGCTGTTCTGGTTTTCGATAAGGTCTCTGGTGTTGTTGTTCATTGTGTTCTGGAGAGCACAAGTGTTGGTTGCCAGGTTGTAGTTGATACCCTGGATAGCTTCCCTGTTGTCGCAGCAACACTGAGCTAACTGAGACTGTAATGCGTTGGTATTCTGCATACCGGCTACAGTATCAGCATTGATAGCCTGCTGAACGCCGTTGAAGCCTTGAAGCATTCCGACATTCATGCCATTAAAGCCACTCTGCATGGTATTGTTAAGAGAATATGTGCTGTCACAGATACCCTGCTGAATACCTCTGATACCATTCTGAATATCATTAAGGGCGAATTCCTCATTAATATCTGAACGGGTAGCCCATCCTTGGAAACCGGCACCGTTCGCACCGTTTCCACCATTGCCACCGAAGCCGCCGCCCCAGCCGCCAAAACCTCCCCATCCGAAGATAGCAAAGATCAAGACAAGCCAGATAAGTGAAAAGCCATCACCGCCCCACATGTCATTGGCACGGTTATTAGAGCCTGTAGCAGCAGCAATGTCGCTAAGACTGTAATTAGAACCATTCATCATGTTTTTAGTCTCCTTAAATATTATTTACAATAGGAGACATCCGCGGCTGTCGTCCCAAATTGTAGCGATTTTTAATCACCCAATTATGGGGAAGTGTTATAATCCAAGGAATTTCTGGATAATTCCATCTGGAGATAAATGTTTTTCATTGAATACATTTTGTTGTATTTGATGTAGCTGGTCTGCATCACCTTTTTTATATAAATCCAAGGCATTTTTCAATGTTGGATTGTTTCCTGCAAATTTGCTCATATCGTTCATCATGTTATCCACACTTCCGAACCTCTGAGAAATCATTTTCTCAAGTTGCTTTTTCATCATGGCGTTTGGGTTGAAATTCATCTCTGCTTACCTCCGTTCTGCTGTTTTGCAGCTTCCGATGTTCCTGACATAAATGTCGGGAACATATCTTTGATTCCGGAAATCTCAGAACAAACATCGTTCCGAAGCTGGTTAAACATGGACTCAATGTCAATCTGTTTTTCTTCCTGCTTCGGTTGCTGCTGTTCGTCTGGATTTGCAAGTCGGTAAACAAAAATCCTGCTTCTTCCGTCTGCCTGTAATTGCTTTTTATATATTTCTGTTCCATCTGTCTTTGGATAGTAAACAGGGTTGCCAGACATATCAACGTCCTTTGCTTTTACAGTATCAATGCCATCAACCATCTGCCCTTGAAGCATCGGCATTTGCTGCATTTGTTGTACAGGCTGCTGCATCTGCATTTGTCCATATGGCATTGCCTGTTGATAGTTATTCTGTAATTGTGCCAACCTGTCTTGATACGGCTGTATTTGTCCGTAAGGGTTGCTCATCATTGGCTGTTGCGGATAATACGGATAACCTGCCATAATCTGTTCCTCCTGTCCGGGATTCAAGAATCATATCCATATCATCTATAGAACGATGCTTTTCCCATATACCCTCGTAAGGGTTTCTTAATATAATCATTACGTTTTCTCCTATGATTATATTATATAGAAAGGAACACTGTATTTGAACGTCACTATTTCGCCACATTTCCGCCATTATGCAAAGAAAAGCCCCGAATGTACATCGGGGCAACTTTGGTAATTTTCTGTTTTATTTTTTTATTGATTCGGTCTATGGTTCTGGGGCTGTACTCCATTAATTCAGATGCTTCCCATAATGTCTTTTCGCCATAAGCCCGTAATCGAAATAATTTTTCTTCGCGTGAATTAAAACCTGCTTCTTGCAAGTAAAATTTTCTTTCATCTTCTGAAAAATCTGCATAATTCATATAACTCCACCGTCCTCCCTTACAAGTGGAATCAATTTGTTACATAGGAAATACACCGCTCAACATAAATCCTACAACTGCTCCCACGACTGCCGTTATAATGCATACAATAATGGTGTCATAACGTTTGCCAGGGACTGCCATGAGGATTTTTAAATTGTTGTTCATTTCATCGACTGTTTCTTTAATATGATCTAAGTCATTGCTATACAGGGCGGTCTTCTGTTCGAGCTTATTAATTCTTGAATAAAATTCTTTGTGCCTTTCAGACTGCTTTTCCTGCATATCATGAATACTTTTTTCAATTTCTTCGAAGCGGTGATTGTTAAAGCACTCATGTTCACATCCCATCGCTTTTCCTTTCTTTCACTCCCTATAAGATTTTTGCTCTTTCCCTACTTTAATGAGCAACCCTGCAATGTACCGGGAGGAAAAACACATTGCGTTCCATCCCATCTTTTTTAACTCAAACTTCCAGCAAAAGGAAAAACACCATGATTAATATAAATTTCGGTTTCAGATTCCCAACTTCTATTTACAGAAGATTCAGAATGTGATCCTTGGAACTCTGCCCCCTGTTTAACCAGAAAGTAAAGCGCCAAGTCAAAAATACAATCATAGCATTTTTTCATGTCGTTTTTGATTTTATCATCAGTGTAACTAGAGGGGTAATTTCGCTTATTTTTAAATGAACGAATTGCCCGATTTACAGAAAGAGTGAGTATGGACTCAGATTCTGGATTATCTGCTAAATAAAGTGATAATTCTTCCATAAGTTCTTCATTCATTTAATTCACCGCCTCTTTCTGCGTTACTGCTGAGATAATATTTCAGAAATGATACCAGCCTTATTAGTTGCTGTCAGGGCATAGCCATTATCACTTGCGAGCTGTCTTAACTGTGGTACAGTCATATTAGACAGCTCACTTTCTGTATACTTGTGTGTTGGTACATTATCTGCACTCGCTACAGATGGTGACTGGCTGTTCTCATCAAGACTATGCCCGTTTATTCCCCCTTTGTACCAATGATAAGACCACCATTGGATTTTGAAGCTACTGGAATAAATAAACCAGATGCTTTAGTCCATGTAGCAACTGGGTCTGGTGTAGCCCACATGGATAAAGTAACAAAGGAACGATTTTCCTGTTCGATAAATGCTTTGTAAGCATTTTCGTCCGGTGTTGGTCCCCACAGACCTGCGCCGAAGGATCCATCTGCTTCTGCTGCATAAAGAGTGAATACGTTTTCTTTGAAGTATCTGGAAACTCCAAGAGTTCCATCTGCTTTATCGTAATTGAATTTTCCTTCGCATGTGGCAACTTCAATGTCAAATTCCTGCATGAGAAGATTTGCAAGTTCCTGTTTGGTCAGAAGACGCTTATTAGCCGCGCCTAAAACTGCTGTCTGCATTGCTTCGTTGTTTCTCATGTATCCAATCATTTTCTTAGAAGTAACGGCTCTGTTAACTACATATCCTTTATCTTCTGCAACTGCTACCATTTTCTGAATATCTCCCATGATGTCAGCAACAGGCTTAGACCAGTCAGAAAGATCTACTTTTGCATCAGCGGGAACGCCAAAATCAACTTCCATTTTCACCCTGTTCTCATTAATATTGAGTTTGCCGGTGGAAAGAATTTGACCTTTCATAACTTTTGTTCTTTCAAATACGTTCTTGAAAAGTCTTGTTGCATCATCAAAAACATATTTTGTAAGAGATTCATCGTCCGGGACACCATTTTCGATAGCTTCCTGTAATTTTTCAGACAGATTGCTTTTCTCCTTAATCAGGAATTTTTCAGTCATTACTTTTTCAAATCCAGGTCTGGAACTGATATGTGCTTCTGTATCAAGGGCATGAACATAAGCTACTTTAGGAAGGTTCTGCCCACTCATCAATCTGTAATATTCTGCTTTCCAGAACTGGGTTTTTACATTTGGAAAAATTACGTCCAGAATGCCAGCACTCGGTACTGGAAAATTTTGGGAAAACTTAAGTCTCTCTTCTTCTGTGATAGTATCTAAAACATTATATGGCATCTGTCATACCTCCTTAAAATACTGGGTCTTCTGTAGTTACAAAAACGATTCCTGATTTCTCAAGTTCAGTTTTTGCTGTTTCATCAACTGTTACTGGGAGTCTTTTTTCAAGAACACGACCTGCAACAATCACAGAAATCGGTCTTTTAGCATCATCTGTCATATCAACATCTTCAAACACAATGCCGATTGCGCCTGTTGCATTTGTCGGATATACAGAACCTGCTTTGATAATTTTCTTAGTTCCAACTGTTTCAGCATTTGTCTGTTCTGCTGTGTAAGTTTTGAGTACTAATCCCACCTCAGATTCAAGGATATTAGGTGTGGACTTATACTGCTCGGTTTTCATAAAAGCCATAATTTAATCTCCTTTTCTTATAAATAATCAACCGGGGCATTTGTGCCGATTGTTTTGCTTTCTGCTCCTTTGGAAGGTAAGTATTTTTCGAAATATTCTTCTGCTTTACTCTTTTCTTCCTTTTTGCCGCCATTGGTTCCACCGCCTGGGTTTGGAGTATTTTCAAGTACTTCCTTTTCCCAAGCTGCCTTGGCAGTATCGAGAGTTGTTTTATTTACCTCGGAAATTCCATCAACAAAAGCCTGAGCTTCTTTGAGCGCATCTTCGGCATCCATATTTGAAAACGCTTTGATTGCTCTTACGTAGGCATCACCTTGCATTCCTGCATTAGCAAAAATAGAAGTGATTTTTCCTGTCAGAGCTTCTTTCTGAGAATTTGCGAGCGCAGATTCAAGATCAGAAATTCTTTTCTCGTTTGCAGCTTTTTCTTTCTGACGTTCAAGTTCTGCTTTTTCTGCATCAGTCATGTTTTGCTGTTTCAGCTCATCAAGTTCTTTTTGCAGTGCTTCTGCCTTATCAGCTTTTTCTTTAAGGGAAGTGTTTTTGTCTTTTTCCTTTTTTACTTCTCCTGTGACGGAATCAAGATATTTGGTCACCTGTTCATCAGATGGTTCCTCAATTCCCATACCGATAAGTACTTGTTTTGCCTGTTCTCTTGTCATGAAATCTCCTTTCTTCCAGATCATCACACTTTTTTCACACGGTTCGCTCCGCATATGACCTGCACCCGATTTACGCTCACGGGCTGTTGCAATATTTTTGAGTATTAAAAAAGGAATCTCAGTTTCCCAAGATTCCTTAAATAATTAATGTAAAAACGTTTATTCTTCGTCAGTGGAAGAAATTGTTGCTGATTGATTTCGAATTGATTTCTGACTAAAATCTTTAATCAATTCTTGCGCTTTCTGCATTTCTGCGTCTGGGTTTGCCAGCTCAGGATAAACAGTTCCAAGATATGGTAAACTCATTTCATATACCTTTTGCGGATCGCTGAATAATCCGCAAGTAATCAGCGCAATAAGCGGATGAATTTTATTTTTGAACAGATAATCAAGTGCCTGTGCTTTAACAAGCATATTATCTGTCGGGTTTCTGGTGATTTTGACATCAAAATCTCTGGTAGAAATCTTGATATCATTGGATGTTTTGCGAATGATGCTGAGAATAATTCTGGCAGATGCTTTTTCCGCTTCTTTTGTGAACGCTTCGACAAGTTTTGCATCTCGTTCTGCGAAATCCCATCCATTACGTAGATATACTGCGTTACCGGTATCACCGCCGGTATTACTCTGGCGATTTGGCATTGCTTCCACAATCAGCATATTATTGTAAATGTCGTCTTTAGCAACTTGGCTCTCCGACTGGTTTAATTCCGCAGTCATCAAGTCAACATCTGACTGAACACCGTTTCCAGCATCTTTTACAGATATTGCTCCTAGCTTGACCATTTTCAAAAATTCATTCTCGTCAATTTCACAGTTTTTGAATTTCATAAATGCTTGAACAAACTGTTCAACACCGTTTAATCTATCCGACTGATACTTGTTGATCGCATCAAATGCTGTAATTGCAATTTCGACATCAGATAAGCGGTCGTGGTTGTTCGGATATTCAACAATGGGGATTCCTCCAAAGCCATTAATGCCGCTGACGGTTACTTGTCCGTTCTTTATCTTGAAATATTGATTTGAAGAATAGCAAAGGTAATATTGCTGATTCTCTTCATCTTTCAATATTTGAACAGATAACATTGCTTTTCCTGTGTTTCTGGAATAAACAATATAAACATCTCCCGGATACGGAATAAAAATTCTAAATGGTGGTAAATCACGGTCTTTTGTCCAATCGTCTTCTCGTAGAATTGCTTTGTATGCAGTTCCTACGGCACTCTGGTATATTCCAAGCTGAATATTTCGGGCATCCGCATTTGCTTCGTCCAGATAATCATTCAGCAGGTCGACCTGCTCATTTATCTTTTTATCTGCTTTTTTCTTTTTGCAGACATATTGAATAGGTTCTCCATATATTTGTCCTGCCTTAAACTTGACAACTTCCAGAGCGTGATTTTCGACAACTCTGTTATTTACTTCCGGTCTCACAAGCTTTTCCCGATATAAGATTGGTTGGTCGCCTTTGTAGTACCGATAAAGATAATTAATCATCATTCTGTTTCGATTATGTGTACCAATCGTATCAGATAGAACTTGAACAACATTTTCGGTAGTAATTTGAGCTACGCCAGTGTAGGCAGTTTTTCTGCCAAAATCGCCTTGGCATAGGTCAACAAAATTACTTTTGTTTCTTCCCACTGCCTATACCTCCTGTTTTTGAGCATGAAAAAAGCACCGAGTTTTCACCCGATGCTTCATACATTTTCATCATATATTATACATAATCGGAAAGTTATATTCAGTAAGAAAAAGTGTTAACTTTTGAAATTAAGCATTTCTTTTACGTAATTTACTGCTTTCCCGTGGAATTGTTTAATATATTCTTCGTTGTATTCCATTTCATCTGCAATAACAGTTAGCTTTTTTCCCTCTATATATCGTTTGTACAAAAAATCATAATACTGGGGATTTTCCACAGACTCTATAACATCTATAAGTTTCTGTTTTTTCTCCATAAGCTCTACCACATTGTCAGCTAGTTCTCGCTGCGCATCCACCAATTTTGCAATTGTATCGCCTATTTTATCTTGGCTTCCAGAAGTTTGAACGCGTTCAATGCCATACGTCGAAGCACTAATGCTAGTAGCAAGCAATTTTAAGTGTTCGATTTCTTCCAGTTTGTTATTTATAATTTTTTCGTATCGTTGAATTTGATTTAGATACTCCTTTATATCCATACTATCTCCTTCCCCAAAATGGATTCTGCATTGCCGTTGCTTTACCACCTAATGGATTTTGTATGTACTCAGCCATCATAGCCAAAGAATCGATTCCGTCATCATGTGGTACTTTTGCCCTAGTAGTGTACGTAGTTACATTAGCCATAAATAATCCGTAATCAGACTTTGCTTTGTACTGACTTGGATGCAGAAAATAAAAATGTTTTGCTATATAGTCCGAATTTACAAGAATCTTCGTTTCTTTATTTGCTGACGTTGGTTTTGTCTCAATTTCAGCTCGGCACTTTCCGGTAATCATTTTCTGGATATTGTGTGCCACACGGTTTCCGACATTATTTGATTCGAAACGAATCTTATGTGGGTTATGTCTTATCAAAATATCTGCTGTCTTTCTATCCAAAATGTCATAGTCTGTAGTGTCATCAAACACCACATCAGGAAAGAAAAATTTATCTCCGTATTGGTATGCAATCGGTAATGATTCGAAGTCGGTTCCTTTATCTTTTGTATCGCATATCGCCCATATTGCATCTGCATCTTTATCTGGAATGATGATGTATTCATCCGCGCATTCATCCGGCACGTCTTCTTTACTGAAAAAGAATCGTTTTAATTTATCCGGCGGTAATAATAACCCCTCACGTTCTACCGGTTGTTGCTGATAAAGACAGTTGTAAGAAATTTCATCCATGGATTCTTTAGCATCATTGAAATATTTCTCTGAGAATCCATTTACCGTAAATAGGAAATTACTTTTGCCGTTCTCATCAAGAGCCGGCACTGCAATAAACCTTGCCCGTGGGTTTCCGGCATATAGTTGTTGCAATTTCCCGATAGGGTCATGTACTGACCATCTGGTGGCAATATAAAACTCTTTGCATCCCTCAAGTCTACGGGAACGCAAATCATTTACCACTTTTGTCCATAAGGTATCAAGTCGGTTCTTATTCAAAGCTTCTTCAATACCAGACACAAGGTCATCAGCAGTAAGGAATCTATTGCATCTAGTGGCACCAGTCAAAGAGCCATCAATAGAGCGAAATGTCCATGTCTTAAATCGTCCGTTTCTTTCGAGATTGACTGTAGTTTCCTTTGCATTTGTTCCTTGGATTTCTACGTTAGGGAATATCTCATGCCACGTGTATTCCACGGGATCATTGATAATTTCCAGAACACCATCATAAAGGGAACGTGTCAGAATGCTACTGTGTGCCGAAGACAGGTTAAAGTCATTCGGGAACCATCCACCTACCAATGATAAAAAGAAATCTTCCAGAGTACTCTTTCCACAACCCGGAGGTACGCTTAATGCAAATATATCTAATTTGTCATCCATCAGGTCTTGCAGTGAACCTATGATGTTATGCTGTAAGAACACATTTCTTCGTGGTTCGTAGAATCGTTCTTTCGGGATTCGGTTCTTTTCAAGGTAAAGGAGCCCGCTGTCAACCTGATAGTTCTGTGCTTCCAACAACAAATACTGCCAGTACACATCGTCAAATGAACCACTTCCTGTAACTGCCGCCTTTTTCGCAGCTTTATTATGAGCGTACCGACTGACTTTCATTGCCATGTTCCGTGCATCTGGATTATCCTTGAAAGGAAGGTCAATATTCATATTTAACAGCAGATCAAGGCAATCTTTTTGGTTTTGATAGACCGTCATATCGCTATTAATGATTTGATTTAAAATTGCCCGATACCATTCAAGCGAGCCTTCTGTGAATTTTTGCATAAAAATAGAGCCAGACCTCCTTTCTTCTTAGGATTTAGTCTGGCTCTCATGTGGCTCTCTGACTGGTTTACTTATTTATTTACGTAAAAATATTTTCAATTACTTTCCATTCTGCGAATACTGCCATAAACAGTAATGGTACTGCCGAAAATCCCCAATGATTTTCAATCATCATTTGAATTGTGGCTATCAAATAATCTGCTACCCATTTGAATATTATAAAATTCGCAATTATCCAACATATTTTTCTGATTTTGTTCATTTGGTCACGCTTTCTTTACTGGCCATTCAAAGCCAAAATCTGAACGTTTGATTTTGCATTGTGGGCTTCCATCTTTCCAGAAAACTAATCCCTCTATTTCGTGTTCGGAAAGATATTTCTTGATTCCCTCAAATGTTCTCTCGACTTCAACGATTTCGTCGCTATGTTTAACAAGTGTATCGTAATCCATATTGTACGGATTTCCGCAGAAATGTTTTCCTATTGCTTCGTATGTTCCGTTAGCTAGATAAATTGTTACATTTCCTTTTATCGGACTATACGCTTTCAAAAACTACTTATCAGACGGATTATTCTCATCAACCTTTACCCATCCCGGCCAGTGACCTGTAATGGAATCTGGTTTGCAACAAGGAATAAATCCCTCTGGTGGTATCTTGCCTTTCTTGCAGTCATATCTTTTATAATATTCTCCGTCAATTACTGCACAGCAAGAACCATCGTATTTGACTGTTGCAATTCCTTCTCCTTTAAGTACCCATTCCATACCCGGATGCACTTTTGGAAGAACCTTTACAACCTTGTGGTCTTTGAATTCTCGCTCAAATAATGTTGGTATCTTTTTCATTTACTCACCTCACAATACTTCTAAGTGAATCCCACCACTCATCTTTTTCTTTTATATCTTCTTCTCGTTTATATTGAATTTTTATTTTATATAGTCCAGAATCAGATACGTGTGGCTCAACATGTAAGAATTTGAATTTCTTTTTAAGATATCCTATTTCAAAAACACATTCTTTTGGAAAATCAGTATAAAGTGTGACAAATTCTACAAAAATAATTCTCTTATCTTTTTCATGGTACACATCAATATTTGCCAACGCATCGACAACTTTTTTGTCTTTAGCAAAAATCTTTATTGGAAAATTTACTACAAAATATTTGCTCATACATTAACCTCAATCTGGAATACCTAATTGTTTGTAAGTAAATATAGCTGTGTACTTCTTCCCGCATTTGTAGCAAGTTTCTGTAATAGTGCAAGTTTTTTCTTTGTCGTTACATTTCGATTCTGTATCCGAACTTTTAAACTTGCAACCACCTGTTAAAAAGCATTTAATACGTTTTGTGTTCATCTTGTTCTCCTTGTAAAACTTTTCTGATGCAATCCTCAACAAGTATAAAGTCTTTATATGACATACGCATCTCACAATTGTAAAAATGCTTTCCAATTTCATTTACAATTAATTTATAGATTCGAAGTCTGGTTTCTTCCGAAAGTTCGTCCAGTTCCATAGGTCTAGTCTTTTGAAGTGTTTCCGCATCGCTGCCGTCTGTTTCAATTTTTGAACACGCACAATCATAACAAGTATTCATACATTCACCTCGAACTCTTTCTTGCAGTTGCTACCCTTGCACTTCAATTTAAGATGCTGAATTTTTGTCTCTGGACTAATCAGAAGTGCTTTCTTCTCGCAAAAAGGACAGCAATACCACAGTTTGCCATTGATGTTCTTTATTAATGCCCGTCCGTCCCACGGCTCAGGTGGGTTCATTACCTGAGAAAAATCTATCCCCTCAGATTCAAATGCTGATTTAATGCTCATCTATATTTTCTTACTCCTTTTCGTCCTGCAACTCTGCGTATCATCGGAATTCCATGATTTTTTCTAAAATTATTTCGATTTATTTTATCCGGTGCAAATATTGTCCAGAATAATCTTTTCTTAGTATTTGAATTCATTTTAAAATTTATAGTGAATGATTCGTATTCACTGAAATTCGGTAAATCGTCATTATAATCAGGTGGTATGTGTTCTGGAACGTTTGCTATTTCGGTAATCGGACAGTACTCACCATCTGGCTTTTTAAGAAAGTACTGTTTTTCGTCTTTTTCGCCCATATCAACTCACCCCATGAACCTTTCTTAGATTTGCATAATATCGGTCAACTATTACGTCCAATGCAGTCTGAAGCTGATTGATTGTGATGCAATCGGACTGATGCTGCCTGTGATATTTTGCAATTTCTACAGATTCGTCATAAAATGGCGTATCTGCCTTTTCGTCCACCTGTCTTTTTAACTCATTGTTATAAGCACACATTTTATCCAGTTCAGCCTGAAGCTCGTTGATTTTATTATCCTTGTCTAAAATCTCATGTTGCTTTGTTTCTCTCTCATCGGCCAAACGAACAACTTCTTCTTTCAACTGATCTACTGTCCATGTTGCCATGTCTTCAATTCTCATAACTGCCTCCCTTAGATTTTGGTAAACGTTTCCATATCATAGTTATCCCGGATATAATCTACACATTCAGATAATTTCTCTTTTAGAAATTGGTCTTTTGCGATGTCTGGATGCAAGGTATATAACATGCAACTGTTTTCTTTTCCGTCTTTCTGAAACTTCTTCCAGTCAAAAGTCATTGTGAACAATGGAATCCTCGTGAGATTTTTTGTCTTGTGTCTTATATAGAGATTGCAGAGTTTCTTAATCATGGCATCTTCTCCTATCTTGTAGACCACGTAACTATTTTATTCTTGCACTGTGGGCATATGATATATTTCTGCTTACGTCCACGTCCAGATGGCATATTTGTAGAAAACATTTTTTCTATGCATTCTTCTTTAACATCTTCTTTTTCATCGTACTGCAACACTGCTCCGCATTTTCCGCAATTTATTCTTTTTAATGTTCCAGGAACTAAAATTTTAATCATTCTTTTCTCTTTCCTCCCTATGCTTCATCTGGCACTTGATCATCTTTGCTATGTTCTCACGTTCCTGTTTTATTCCATGTCCTTGACGGAACAACTCGCATTCGAGAATATTTCCGCACTTGGAACATTCATCGTTGATTTCTTTACCTGCTATTCGCATTTCCATCCATCCTGTACCATTCTAGGCTTGTATATTTTCTCGGTGTATCCCTCACCGTTACATAAGTCGCAAGTGACTTTTATTTCTTTGTAATCATCGCAACACTCCCAGTATTGTGCACAATTTACTCTTTTGATAGTAGTTCCACTTCCACCGCACTTCGGGCATCTATAAATTTTATTTCCTTGTATTAGATTTACAAGGTCATTAAGAGTTGTTTCTCCACCGTATACATTTCTCAGACGTATCACTTCATGAATTTTCATTCTTTACTCCCTCCCAACATTCACAGCTATCATCAAGACATCTAAAATCTGCGCAATTTTCACTGTCACCATTACAGCAAACGCCTTCGTATGTCGCGTACCATTTACATGTACAACAATAATCTTTTTCTTCCATAAGCCATCTCCTTAAACAAAAATTCCAGTACACGGACTTGAACCGTAACTAGCCACCCAACGTGGAGTACTGGAAACCATTCATAGAAAGGTAAGTATAAAATGAATAAATTCACACTTCCAGTGATGGCACTTCACTGGAATCGGAAAGGCAGGAATCGAACCTGCTACACATAGCTTACAATGCCATTGCTCTACCACTGAGCTACATTCCATCATGCTTTTCGGTCCGGACACCAGACAACAGGATAAGCAATAACCTTTTCTCATGAGATAAATTCAGCCGAATCATAGACCGCCTGTATACAGACAGCATAATTCCGACCAAATTAATTGCAGGAGACGGATTTGAACCGCCGTTCTCAAGGATATGAACCTTGCGAGATTCCGCTTCTCTATCCTGCCTTGTGTGGATTTTCAGCGTATTTGTACCGGCAATCCACAAGCCGACTGTTTCTTACATCTCGGACAGCATCCTCATATCTCATATTCAGATGAGATAATGGGAGAATGCGGAGTTGAACCGCCCTGGTACTGTTAATCAGCCCTCTGCCCCTTATGGTATTATTCCCCCAGAACCCGGAGATTGTTCCGGGTTAGCAATGATTTTTTCGTGTTATGCGTTCCACTAGGCAATTTTTCATAACTTGGACTATCGTATTTTTGCCAACCTGACGGCTTTTTGGTAACCGTGGTATGCTCCACGAAGTTGTTTCGGATATTATTATGCCTTTGACTTTATGTTTCTTGAAAACTCCCTTGTCATCAATGCGCGCTTGTGATGGCTTATTGAAACTAAGAAACATTTATCGGACGGGAAATCAGATCAAGCACAAGCCTATGCCGTTACATACCTTTGCTCATTCTGATTCACATACGCTCATCCGAAAGTTTTTTCTGCCCATAAAACGGATGGGTAGCATACGGAAGAAATGGAAATTCTGAGATTCGAACTCAGGGCTTCCCGGTTATGAGCCGGGCGTTCTAACCGCTGAACTAAATTTCCTGAGTAGAAGCAGTCTCCCGGATTGCAGATTTTGAGTTGATTTGCTTCTACTGTTGCGGTTCTTTGCCACCAGCCGCAACAAAGGTCATGGCTAAATAGAGTACCTCGTTTTTACGAGGATTCCCATCCGGGACATTTGAAGCCCCTTTAATCAGCTCCGTTGAGCTAGATGGGTTTTCGTCGGAGGGTCTATGTAAAATAAACCATTGCCAGGTACATGCGCAACCTAGCAAGCTGGGCTAGTGGGATTCGAACCCGCGAATACAGCAGTCAAAGTGCTGTGCCTTACCACTTGGCGATAGCCCTAGAATCTTTCTCCCACTCCGCACCATTACAAAAGCAGGAGAAAGAATTGAGTGTGTGATAATATTTTTATTATGTGCTCTACAATTGCAACACAACTTATGTAAAGAATTCAGCATTTAAATAACTAAGTTGTTCTCTTTTTTGTAGAGTCATGTTTGCTAAATCGGATGTCTCGATCGTTTGCTTGCGTACCGCTTCACTACGGGACAAGCGTATCCTTTCGCATTGCTTATATGATTAACCCGTTCTTCAATAATGAACAGGATAATCTGCATTGGAAATGCTAAAAGCATATTTTTACCTCGCAGTGCAAATCAAAACTGTATTAAGTATCATTCCTGCTTCCATCAGCAAGAAGAATGCTGTGGAAAATTGATTGCCTTTGTAATTCCGGCTCATTAAAAATGCAGCTAATGTAGTAAATATCAGAATATTAATTGCTACTGCGATAATGGTTAATGGTAATCTCATTGTTCCTCTCCAATCATGAAATTAAGTATCTTCTCTGCGATTTCTTCTTCCGGCTCAAATGGTAATCCACAGTAATTGTAATGCTCTAAGGCCGATTTTAGGCTTGCTTTGAAGCCGTGGTAAATTTCCCCGTGTTGTAACAGTTCGTGTCTTAAAACTGAAATTGCATCAGTAATTGATTGAGAAGTAAAACTAATTTGTGCCAAGCACTCCACTTCAATATCCGGTTCTGCCATCATCTCGAATACAAATGCCGGAACCTCGTCAACAGCAACATGGAAATCAACAGACTTTACTCTTGGGACTTTATTCCCATCAATAAAACACTGCGTCCCTCTCCAATCATACGGACTCGGATTTATAATTTTCACAACAGGCATCTTTAAATCCCCTTTCCTGTGCTTTGCAATACGCCAGAAGATGTTCTGCAATCTCTCTAAGCTGATTTGTGCCGTATTTCGGGCAAGTTAATGGTTCTTTATCCCCTAAATCAGCACTTACTTCGGCATTAATCAGCATCGTTGCTACATCAATCGGTTCATCTGGGAGCATTAAATCGTCCTGGTTCTTATGTACTCCCATAAAAAGCTCGATTCCATCCGCTTTCATTAGCATGTAATCGTGAACTTTATCGAAGTCCGGTGCTTCCTCTGTAATAACTGCTTTTCCGTTTTCTACGTACACATAATAAACTTTCTTGTTACTATTCATGCTTCCTCTACCTCCCCAAAATATTTCTTGTACAATTCATAATCGTTTTTGCCAATCAGATCTTTGACCCTGTGTGTTTTTTCTATTCGAAGATTGCTATACACAAAAATTGTTTTAGTAACCTGTATGCGGCATTCGCCAACATCAGTTATTCCACTTTCAGTTTCGATTCTCTCTTCAGCTGAAAACCAATGCCTATTCGGAGTTAAGAAATAAACCCTTTGCGTGCTTACTCCAAACGAGATATATTCCAAGCTTGATTCGTCCGCAAAAATCCTTTTTGCCGTTTCTGTATCGTACAACATTTCATTTTCAAGAACAGCTTTCTTGTGATGATATTCATATACCTTGTCATGCATTAAAGGTTTTTCAAGCGGATGCACGTCAAATTCTACAGAAAAGCCTTTTTTATATTTTAAAAAATTTTTGAATATCGACATTCGTCTACCTTCTCCGAAAATATTCTGCCAGGGCTTCCCTTGTGATCTGTGATATACTTTTGCCGGTTCGGTTCTTCTCAGCTATGAGTTTTCGTTCTAGCTGGTACGGTAACCGGATGCGGATGGATTCGCCCTGTGGGTTATGCTTTTTCATAGGCAGTATCCTTAACTAACAATCTCAATCGGGCATCCAAGCTGTTTTTCCAACTCGGCAATAGTAATCTTTCTTGGCTTCATCACATCAGCATCAACACGCTGGATAATGCCTTCTGAAGTTTTCGCAAGTCCTTTGCCAGAAAATTTATCTATTCCCTCATTTGCAAATATGCTTAAATGCTCATATCCATAAGCTCTGCACCATCTTGTAGCTGAATCAACAATTTTTCTTAATTCCGTTTCAGGATCACCAAACAAATCCGTGTAAGAAATAGCCTGGTCAAATTCTGCATGGCTTATCGTTGCTGGAATTAAAATCTGCTTATATGGAGTTCCGATAAATCTAAAGAATCTGTTAGCGATTAAAGCTTTTTCGCCTTTTGGTAATCCAAACCCTTGTGCCACAGCTTTTTTAAGTAACTGTTCCGATTCTAAATCACTCTTTGTAGTAATAGCCTTGTTTGTAAAATCAATCATCCTTTTCCTCCCCTAAGATTCTGTATAATGTTCCCCTGGAAACTCCAATGATCTTAGCAAATTGAATTTTTGTAATCTCACCATTCTGCCATCTGGCTTTAGTATCTTCAAAGAGTTTTTTACCAATCTCTTTCTTTGCACGTCCTTTGTACTTGCCCTGAGCCTTTGCAATTGCAATACCTTCTTTCTGACGCTGACGGATATTTTCCCTTTCTCTTTGTGCTACATATGAAAGAAGCTGCAAAACAATATCTGCGATCAGGGTTCCCGTCAAATCCTTGTTCTGTGAAGTATTGAGCAATGGCATATCTTGTACAATAATATCTGCTTCAATCTCTTTTGTGATTTTTCTCCATTCAGTAATAATCTCTTCATAGTTTCTTCCAAGTCGGTCAATCGAATGAACTACCAGTACATCACCTTTTTGAAGAGAAGCAATCATCTTCTGGTACTCAGGACGGTTGAAGTCTTTGCCGGATTTCTTATCCATGTAAATTCTATCAACTCCCTCTTCTCTCAATGCTTCCATCTGTCTTGCTTCGTTCTGGTCAACTGTTGATACTCTTGCATATCCTATCTTCATATATACACGCCCCCGTTTCTTTATGGTTTAATTATACACCATATAGTGTGTTATATCAATAGTGAAATACACGTTTGAGTGAATTTAATTTGATTTTTATAACATTTGCGTTTATTATGTAGATAGGAGGTGTTGTCATGGTATCTCAAAAAGTTAAGCAAATCATGAAGCTGAAGAAAATAACAAATGTTCAAGTGGCTGAGCATCTAGGTACTTCGCCACAAGCACTTGCAAACAAGTTTTCCAGAGAAACGCTTTCTGCAAATGAGCTTATTGCAATTCTGGATTTTCTTGGATGCCAGATTGCCGTTGAAGCAATTCCGGATGTTATTGTGAAATTTAATAGTGCCGATCTCAAAAGGGAACCGTAATGGTTCTCTTTTTTTATGCCTTTTTATCTGGCAGAGAAACGGTTAAGGCTTACCGCTTGTCGTGTTGCAATCACTATCTCTGCCATGTTGAGGGATTGTTGTTAAAAGAGCGTTTTTTAAATTTTGGGGCGGTCGGGGCACTCATTAGGCCGTTCAGGGCATCTATATACACCCCCTCCCGGGTCTGTTCCTGGTGACGCTGACCGGGCAACCCTTTGCCCCATGGGTTCCCGTTGTCCCGGTCTTAACGTTGCTTTTTTGGATGCCTTCGGCAGTAGCCAAGGAAAATTATTGTGCTTTTCTTCGTCATATTGCACAACTTTTCACGTTTCCACATGTGTACATTATGAGTACACCCTAAAAGAACATTGAATGTTACTATATATTGTGCGCTAGTCCCAGAAAGCACAACATATTGTTATAGCTCCGGCTTTTCCATCTCTGGAAGCTCTAGAACATCTTTGTATTTATCTGCGATCTGCTGTGCTGTCTGTTGTGGTATGCCCTGCTGCTGCCCTACTGGAATTGGTGCCGTTTCCGCCATGCCGTAAGCTACTTTACAAGCAAATATCAAGTTGGCATTCGTGCCATCCTGGTTGTGTAGCTTATCCAACGCAAAGGCTCCACATGTTTCTTTCCATTTTTTCACCGTTATGCCATGCGTTGAGGCGGTTCTGTAGTCTCCGTTCGCCCAATCGCTAAACGTCATGTTATTAATTCCAACTAATATTCCAAACATTTGTAAAGTAGGTGATATACCATATCTACCACATACACGTATATATATATTAAATATACTGTCTAATAGTTCTATGTCATTATTGCTTGGTTTTTCAATATGATCAGCAATATAAAAAAACATATCAATACGATTATTAGCTATATCTTTCTTATACTTTTCTATACTGTCATAATCTTCTTGATGTATGCATAATACAGTGTTTATATATTCATCTACCAATAACCATATTTTGTTTTCATATACCTCTATATTTTGGGATGTTGTTATAGTATTTGAATTTTTCACTGTATCGCCTCACTTTATAACGTTAATCTATTAAATCATTATAAATAAAAAAATCCGGTCGGCTCTGGTTCGTTGTCCAGTAGCTAACCGGTTCAGTCCTCCAGCGGTTCGTTCTCGCTTTCGGCCTGTATCTGTATCTCTATTAATAGTATTAACATACAAGTTGTTATTCTGTCAACTATTAATTTAAAACTTTTAGTCAATCTCATATAACACCATATACTATATCTATGTATATTATATATACTATATACAATATTATATTAATCAACTCAGCCTCTGGAATCTAGGAAGGGACAGGGAATAACTATAATTATAGATATTCATAATCCATAATATTAATATATATAATATTATAATAGGGCATTTTGAACACACAAAAAGCCAGACCTTCCGGAATCTGATCCGGCATGATCTGGCTATATTTTTTTCGTATTCAGTTACGATCCGCTTTGTCAGCCCTGCCCCTTCCTGAGTTCCGTCGGCTTCGTTGTATTGAACATAACAGAACGACTCGTAAAAGTCAAGTAAAAATTTGTCGTTGACTTTTTGATGATATTGTGCTATGAATAATTATGTTAGGACTTCGGCGGCAGTTCTGTACCTGTCCTAAAAGCCGCCACAAAAAGCATGATATAAGCCACTGGAATTTTCCAAGGGCTTTTTTGTATTCAAATATTTTGGCTTGTTTCTCTTGTTCCCTTGTTTAATCGTTTGTTTTATACATACGCCTGCCAGTTGTTACTTTGATTTTTCTTTTGAATCTCAAGTATTTTGTCATAGCTGTACCATGTACCTCTATACTGATATGAGCATCCTTTGAGGCATCCATGTTCGACGTCCACAAAAAACTCTGCAATTCTTTCCTCGTTTCCGAAATCATCCACCGGAAGCAGGTCTTTTTTTACTCGTATTTTCTGAGATTTTCCCCAGACAGTAAAGTTTTCAATCTGGTATGTTTCTTTCAGCTCAGAAATAATATAACCGCTCTGATTATCAACTCCGAGCTTTCCTTCGAAACTCCTGTAAATTTCCTGCATTTCTTACCCTCCTATATTTCCCCGTCTGGGGTGTTCTTCTTTTGTTGTCTTTATTATATAATATTAGTGCTTAATTGTCAATAGAAATTTGTGCTTAATTTATTATTTTTTCATCTTGTCCATTCTATCAAGTTCTGCAAGAATTAATTCCCTCGCAAAAGCGTTGGTTTTTAGTCCGTATGCGTTTATTCTGTCAAGTGTTCCCTGCGGTAAGATCACATTAATTCTATCCTTATTTTTCATGCATTTCTTAACTGCTTCTCTATTTTTTATCGCTTTTTCTTCTGCTGTTAATTCTGCCATGTTTATCCCTCCTTTATTTTGTTTCATTATAATATACATGTGCTTAATTGTCAATGATTTTAGTGCTTAATAAAATTGCACAATTCGCCTCTTATAATTAGTGCTTAATTTGGCTATTATGTCAATTGTAATTAGTGCTTAATTATAGTATTATAATATCAGCGAAGGGAACACAAGAAACAAACAACCAGAACCGCCCGAACCACTCAAACCAATGAGGACATAGAGAACCGGATCCGATTAATTGAAAAATTCTAGTTCCTAGCAACTAAATAAAAAAAGCCGGTTGCAATCCTACCAAGACAAACAACCGGCACCCAACAAAAAAACGAAAGGTAGCCCTATTATAACAGGGGCAAGGGTAAAAAGCAATGTTAAAAACAAACTCAAAGGAAGTTATGAACAGAATTAAAAAAATTATCATGGACAGCTACGAAGCAGCCGAGGAATATTATACATATGAAGGTGCAACAATGAAAACAGAATACAACGAAATCTGCAAAGATATTTTAAACATGTTCTACATTGAAAAGTTGCATCTTGATAACAGATATAAAGCCGGACGTATTAGTAAATCAGATTTATTTATGGACTGGATGCAAGGACTCCCAACGGCTTTCCCGGTTGCTGATGATATTTTTCTTCATAGTGCCGTTGACTTCCTGGGCGATCTTCTGGACGAAACCGAAGAAGAAAAGCAGCGTTTTACAGACGAACAGGCAGAAAAAAGATCCGTTTATCTTCTGTATAGAGAGCTAGAAAAGAACGCAACAAAATAACAGGAGGGAAAGCAATGAACGAAAAAAGATATACTTATAAGCAGTGGAAAGCAATCCACCGAAGAAAAGTTATTCATGCCGTAAAAGCCTACTTGTTAGGCTTTGCGGTTGCTTCTTTCCCATTTTTGTTGATTGCTCATTATATTTTAGTTGGATATTAACGGGGAGGTGCTAACAATGTCAGAACGCCAGAAAGTCGCAGAAATGACAAAAACACTTGTAAATATGTTCCCAGATTCAAAAAACGATCTGGAAAAAGAAAAATATTATTACGATCACAATTATTTCACTTTCTACGATTGGGAAGAAAATGTTATAAAAATTATTTTAATGGCAGCATAAAAAGGAGGGCTATACAATGATCAAAATAGACATGTGGTACAACGATAAAAAAGAACAGGCAACCGGGCTCGATATTTGGTTTAATGATCTTGGGTGTTTTTACTCTGGGAATATCACAATTTTTAATAAAATAGTCGGCGATTATTACGCCGACAGCGTGCAAGAAATTTGTGAAGCGTTCCCACATCTGAAAGAAAAAATAAACGCTTGTTTGAACTAAATAAAATAATTTCGGGCGGGGCTTTCCCGCCTGTTTTCCTAAATTGGAGGGCCTAAAAATGAACAAAACAGATATATCTTTCGCTAAAAAATACAACTTAAAATATACAGAATTAAAATATATGTACGGTCTTACCGGGTATGTGTTTGATTTTGAAATAGGTGAACATGATCTTATGTATTGGTGCCGGTCTAAGTTATCCAGACACAAAAGCCTTGTTGTAGAATGCAATTATCATGCGATGTGCATAAAAGTCTATGACCGAAAAGAAAAAGAAAAAACTTGTGCTTTTTATGAGCTGGTGAAAAAGTTGCATGATATTTTCAACTTAGAATATCATGAAACGAAGGACGGCAGCCGGGCATATAACAAAGTTGTTGACTTTGTGCTGTTACATCCGGAATACAAACCCGCTTTTGATAGTATTTATAATTAATTTTTTACCGCTTTACGGCTTTAGGCCATCGGCACGCTCACGACGTGCGAAACGGTTTTCTTTGCGTTGCTTTGTTATATTTGCCTTTTAACGGCTTTTAATTGCTTCATGGTACATTTTACCGGATATGGCTATAAAATCATTTCTAGGAAGTTTTACGCAATCAATTAAAAGGATTGACGGCAAAATATAACGGGCGTATTATGTTTATATATGTCAATGTGGATAAATGCCGGATTGGTTTCTGTCCAGGTCTACGGCTGCATCTATTCCGGATCGCTTCGGGCGGTCTTATTTGCGAACCATTTTTACACGCTGTTTTTCTGGCAGTCCGTCCAGCTTATGCAGTTCTTGCCGGTTTCGTTATCCTTGCAAGCACTTATTTGGCATTTTACGGCTGTTTATATGCTTACATGTGAATTTTATCGACTGTAAATATAAAATTGATTTTATACACGTTTACGGGCTTGCTAGATATATTTATAGGTGTGTTTATGTTCCTGTTCGTGCTGTAACGCTGTATTTTTGGTTTTTAAGCCGTTTTATATCGTCACCCGATAAAGTATAGGCTTATGCCGTTCGAATTGATTTTAGGCGCAATTATGCAATTAATTACAATGTTTCTAGTATGATCGTGCGCATCGGATGGCGACATGCTTTGCCGCGGGTATATTCCTTGATGTATCATCGCTTTACTATGAAGCCTCACGAGCGCTAATTTTCACAGACATTTAAAAAGGCCCGAAGCATGGATTTTGAACGAAAAAAATCATTTTTCCATGGATACGGGTCGTTTTATAATTTTTATTTATTTGTAATTTTGTACAAATATTTTTATAGCATCTATTCTGGGACTGTAGAAAATGTAAAATTATTTCAATTTATTTAGATGATCTACTTTACCAGTGCTTCTTTTCTTCTTTATTGCGGTTCCACTCTTCATCCTCTGTTCTCGTTCTTCCTGTTTTTTGGTCTTCGATTTCTTTCTCAATGAGTTTCCAGTACTATACCCCATATTTTCCCTCCTTATCCTTGATCTTCTGACTTCTGGTCTTGAAATTGATGATGTCCACGTCCGTATTGAGTTCAGGTGGTATTTTCCCTACAACGATAACTCGCAGTGGCTCTATGCGCCTTTCCATTTCTTTAAAGCCTATACAGAATTCTTCTCTGGATGCTCTGGATTTAATTCTTCCATTGGTGCAACATGCTACGGTGCTTCTTTTTGGCACACCATCAAAAGCCCAGTCATAGCAATACTCTGGCGGTATGCTTACGTTCGGAATAACTTTAATTCCGTTCATGCTGAGATAATGAGACAATGCATGATTACGGTACTTCTGATAGATATTCATTGCAAATGGCATTCCATTCTCTCCCACTGCCATAGAAAAGTCAGGGCCTATCACGCTATGGAAACATTTTAAATGTTCCAGGTATCTGTCTGGATTATTCCAAATTTTTTCAAATTCGTAGTCGTGGATGTAGAAATTCACTGTCAGCTTGCGGTGATTCTTAATCTTCGGGCTGAAGCTATCCTTGAAATCCACAGTATCTTCGCCCGGATGCCCTGTGTATCTATCTAACATCGGTATCTGATATTTTCCGTCCAGTTCTGCTCCTATAATCATGTATTCTCTCATTACATCATATGCGGTATGACTAATTCCTTGTGAGATCATCGTTACCCTCCTGTTATTTATTAACATGATACGTGCGGCATTATTAGCACTTACATAATGCGACTCCTATGGCATATAGTTTGTGCTAAAATTTCTTCAACTGTATTTCAATATTTCCAT